TGAATAGGTGCTATTATGTTCCCTTGTTTTGTCAAATTAACACTCGCCAACAATGGTCTTCCAATCCTTCTTAACATGAACAATAAAACATCCATCATACGAAGCGATAATCGTTCGCTTATTATGGAACGCGGAACGGAGGTATATGTTAAGGAATCATTCGAGGAGATCCAGCAAAAAATCAATGAACAAATGCGTAGTATGTACGATTTCATCTTTGCAGATGATGAAGAATGAATACAGATAGCCCCTTGCCAGATAATCCAAGATTTATAACCCCGTATCCGTATGAGGGAAGATTGGATGTTTGTCCTTGGTGTCATGTTCGTCCAAGTATATTTGCATCGCCATTAGAGCGGTGGCGGGTAGAATGTGTTAATCCAAAATGCCCAGTACAGCCCATGTCGTTTTCGTTCGATACTGTAGAAAAATCAGTGGTGTCGTGGAACTATTTAATCAAAAGTAGGAGATAGTTATGAAGATTTATGTCTGTTTGACTGCACTTCTGTTACTATGTGCCTCTCAAGTTCTTGCTGCAGAAACTCCGGCACCTCCATCAACTCCAACCATAACCCCTAATCGCAGAATTGTTGTAACTGTAAAACCAGTACTTGTGGATATGGCCATAGTGACTGAGTACACAAAAGATGGAAAAGTCAAAACCACTGTGAATCCCGTACACCAAAAGAAAGGAGTTAAATGAAGAAACCTCAATTAAGCGTTCCCCCTTCACTGGTGAAAATGATCACCGATCATATTGTGACAATGCCTCTGAATCCAAATGATATCATTGTCATAAACTACACCCCTGAAGCAAGGGCAGTGCTAAATGAAAATCCTGAATGGCTGCACAGCCTATCACAGTCGGTGTATGCTTCCACAGGAGAGCAACGTGTGATTCTTGTGCTGCCAGCAGATGAGATGACGATCAAGATGCAGACCGTAGAGCAGATTGAAAACATGCTGAATGCAATTAAATCGCAGAATACTACTATCCAATAACAAGGAGAGCGGCAATGCTGATCAAATGTGACTGTAAGAGTGACTTCCAAGACAAGGTGTATGGGGCAAATACACGTGTAGCAAATCAGACTGTCAGCAAGTCCGGGGATAAGAAAATTGGACGCTGTACGATTTGTGGAAAAGAAAAAGAAGAACGCAAGTAAAAATTTCAATATGTGCTAGAGACTGGCTATCTCAGTGGGGACAAATAAACAAAACCCACTCAATGGAGTGTATCATGGCGGATTCAATCCATTGAATCGGCAATCGTTTTGTCGATAGCACACCTTCCTACACGGTGATCCATGCAAACAACAATCCACAGACGTACAGAACGGCTCCTTGTTAAATATCTTCCCGATAAAAAATTTGTGGTTAGAACTGATCGGTGCTATGATCGCGCAACTGTAATATTGTCCATTTCCACATCAGATATTACTTTCCCTAAATACAGTTCAACACATGTGTACAGGTCACATCACTCCTACAGCGATGCTGAATTCTATACCAAAATCATTGCTCCTTTGGTGGATACACTGGACAAGGGTGTGGTTTCTGCTATGCATCACATACTATCATATGGAAATGTGGATGATATATTCTCCTGTGAATGTTCCAATTGTAAACACACCGTGGCACGTTCACGCATAGAATTGGCTCGTTCGGACTATCTGCACTTGGAGTATGCCGACACAGGATCAGTGAATCCTGTTCCGATAAAGGCAATCACGACATGTCCTCTATGCAAGTCTCCATACGGGCTGCATTTCAAGATATCATAAGTAAGGAGATAATATGCGTGTGGTAAAAAGTGGCATTGGTTCAGATGTATTTAGCGGAACGTGCAGTGTATGCCGTTGTGAAGTGGAGGCTACCAGAGGTGAGTTGACTCGAAGCCACTATGGTATGTACGGTGAAGTGAATAACCAACCTGTGCACAAAGTTCATGTATCTTGTCCTGAGTGTTCGCGCAGTATGACATTAACACAAACTTCCCCCACGTTATGATTTAGATATAAGGATACTCAATGGAAATAATTAAACAGCATCACGAATATCTCGGCGTCTGCCCTATGGATGTAAAGCAGAACCTGAAGAACATCGAACTCTTTGCGCGTGAATGCTATCAATCACAAGATCGCGTTACTCCGGACTCATACAATGGCTTTTGTGCCATGCTTCAGAAGCGGAAGCATACGGCCATGCTTGAACATAGCAATATCGTCATGCGTCTGGCTCCTGCTCCCAGTCGAATGATGACCAGAAAGGAAGTACTTCACGATATGTTTGTGCGCTGTATCTCCACTTTGAATTCCAAATTTCTACGATTCGTAATAGTGCCTGAGATGGATTGCCTATACATCGGTGGAAATATACGTGCTTGGGTTGAAGAGATCGGATATGATCGAGATCTCATTGATATTGGAGAGGCTATTCGTGACTCTCTTCGCTATCGCTGCATCAGTGCACAATGGGTTATGCAGGATATATCTATGGTTCGTCCTGCTGAATTCTATCCAGTAGAACTTACACGAATCTCAGTGCGCTTCACTACCAATCGTGCAATGACACATGAACTGGTGCGGCACCGAATGGATGTTGCATTTGCTCAACTCTCACAACGCTTCGTGCGGCATATTGGAGATATAAAATTCATCCAACCTGTAGGAATGGAAAACAATGTCGAGTTTATGGACATTTTTAAAAAATCGTGCGCCTACGCAGAACTTCAATATCAGGCACTACTTGCCACAAAACGATACACACCACAACAGGCGCGAAACGTCCTCACAAACGCAGTCAGTTCGCGTATCGTAATGACAACAGATCCGGAGGAATGGGAGCACATTTTCAAGCTACGTTGTGCTCCTGATGCAGACCCGCAGATGCAGGATCTGATGTGTCCCGTGCGTGATCTATTCATCAAACATAGAAATGTAGGAGTTGCCCATGTTCAGGAAGCGTGCATATGAACGGGCTATGCGCAATAGGGTTCAGCATATATCTCGAATAAAAAAGATCGCAACCAGTCCCGGAAACTGGGACTACGCCCCATATCTACATGGCATGGCCAATGGACTGATTCTGGCGGAAGCTATACTCACAAATGGTGAACGCCCGGATTATCTGGATGCCCCAGAAAAATGGGGATATGAAAAAGAAGAGCATTCTATAATTGGAGAAACACATGCAAGCGGAAATGACACTAGCAAGTCTTCTTAAAGAAAAACCTTGTAAGTTCCACAAGTGGATGCCATATATAAATGGACGGCAGTATATGCGAGTATGTACTGTGTGTGGAATACGACAAGTGAGTAAACGGGCACCAAAAGACAAAAAGTAAAACTGAGTATTGGAATAAAGGGAGGGGATGTCCCCTCCCTTATCAATCTGGACCAATAAGAGAAAGACTACTTTCCGGACACAGGGCAATAATCAGCTTCACTGCCTTATGGATATGCTCTCTGTCAAAATCTGCCATGCGTATGTTGATTTGCTTCATAGCAGACAGTCCCTTGAATACCTTATCACATTCCCCACATTGTGAGCATGTGCCGCTATCCCTGCGCAATGTGTACATGAAACACTCCGATATCGTTATATCAATCCCACCGATTCAGCCACATCTTCACTTCCTTTTCCCTCCTATTCACTAGCCCCTGCACCCTTCGTTTTACTCCATTCCTTGTCTCATACACCCATCTACGCAACTGTGCTGGCACTGCACTGTATTTCCCCTGATTCAATAACCTGAGCAGTGTTGATGTTGCAAATCCAGTATTGCCAACATTGAATGTGAAACTCACCAGAGCATTGTAGTGATGTTGCTGCAAGGGGACTCTCACATACTTATTCACTGTATGCTCAACAGATATGAGATCATACCGGAAAACATCATCCATCTCACTTTGCGAAAGACCATCTCTCCATTGAACTGTGTATGTATCCCCATGCATAGTTCTGGCATTCAGTACTCCAGAAATCAATTCAGATTCAGTCAGAAGATGTCCGTATCCAATTGTTAGGTGGTTTCCAGTGTCAGGATACACTTGTGGTTCACGTCCCTCAGCATCTTTCAAAAATTCCAATCCATTATAATCCAATTGCATGGACATCATATTCCCCTCCCGGCAGATAATGCACCCGCCCTAATGCGTCTACTGGCACGCTCAACAAAGTCATTTGTGACATACTGATCTGCCATGTCAGGAATCTTATATCCCTGTGCTGCCTTTAGGGACCAGAACACATAACGTCCAAGGATTGAAACTGCATTCATATATGTCACAGGACGGTACATAGCCCTCGCCAACACATAATCGTTACGCGCCTTGACCTTGATTATTGATTCAATGTTTTTATGCAGCAAATCGTTGCTTTGTACAAACTCTGTTACGCTTGGTCCAGCATACTCAAACTCTTTGTCATGGAGAAAACAAGCCATGGATATTTTGATTGATATATCCAGCCCACACCATGCAAACACCCGAGTAGATCCAAATATATAATCAGGGACAAGTCGCTCACCAAGTCCATTTCCAGCCCCACAATAATTGTCAGGAAATGTTTTATATGTGTACTTGTCATATGGAAATACCATAGCTGCCTGATCAGTGGCCTCTAAACATATTCCATCAAACATAATAATCTGCGTATTATTCATGGACGTTCCTTTCTCTTTCGCAACCACAAAGCAGCATCTTCTACCACATTTGGATTATAACTCTTGAAATAATCCAAATGACCAATGAGAAGATGACACTGAGGATCATCACACAAAGTGATGAGATTATCGGGATCTAGCTCTAGTTCTGGAAATAAATGAAAGGGCTTCTTGTGATGGACTTGCAACCCTACCAGCTTTGATTTGCCGCAGGCTGCACAGGTGGGGAACTGCTTGAGGTGATTTCTTCGTGCTTCAATCCAACCGGGAGATCGGGTTATAGCTTTCCCGACCTCCCTCCAAATTCCTGACATGGGTTATTCCTCATTGGTTTGCTCGCCTTTTGTTGCGATATTGGTCTTGTACTCAAAATACCGATCAAGCCACTCGTTGTACGCCTTCTTTACAGTCAGAAGTGTTGGGAATGCCCACAGGATCAGTTGATTCACATTCTCCACTGTTTTTTTAATAATCCCTGTAGCATACTCAGTGGATTCTTTTACTGAAATATTATAGTGATCCAAAACAATCGTCAATATGATACATCCAACAAATACCCAAAAATATGTCTCCTGAAATGTCCGCCGCTCACTGCGCTTCTTGCTCATAACATATCCTCCAGAATTGATCATACTATATCCTCCTAAAATAAAAATGGATCAGGGAGTTCCTGATCCAGTGCCTATGATTGGCATAAATTTGCCAGCAAAATCAAGCAACCACACCAACCCCCAAAGAATCAATTGCATGACTGCAAATGATGAACTGACACCAACGACAAAATTCTTGATGAAGAATCCACTACGCCATAGATCTACAGCATCCAATCTGTCAGTAATGGCCGCTATAAGAGCTTCATCGTTTGCAATCAAACTGCGTTCAGTTTGTGATCCTACTTTTAATTTCTCCACCTCATGTTCAAGGTCAGAAATTAAATCATGGTTGGTACTGATACGTGTACTCAATGCGGCTAAGGCTTCGTTAAAAGAACATACCTGTGTGACACAACGTGCCATGCATCCTTTATTGTCATCTTGTAGACGATCTACGACAATTCGGATGGCCTCAGCCTTGGTAGCCGCTGTCAAGTTAAAGAGTTTTTCCAATGCATCCAACTTTGATGCAAGATTGGTATCCCTTCTCCTATCTATGTCATTTATGCGGCGTTCAACAAACTCACGGTCGTTGTGGTCCATTGCCATGGAATTACTATGCCCCCTACTCGCCCGTCTCCATATTTTTTCCACTCCAGATCTCCCTTAAATCATTTCGTGCCTGAGCAAGAACAAGCCATTTTTCCATCAGATTCTGGATCTCGTTTTCTCTGGATATATGCAGAATATCTGCTGCTCCAATTTTCCAACTTTCCATTACGATAGAACAGGTGTATTCTTTCGAGGTCAAAATGATCAACACACTGGGACGCTCTTTCTGTAGAAACGAGCAGAGTAGGGGACTACAGCATGTCCCACCTTCACGGAGGCTAAAATCAGCAAGAACAATATCAATGTCCAGATTATTGGTTAATGTGGCGACAGCATCCTCGTATGTTTTTACACACAACAATCGCTGTACCCCAATGGATTCCAACGAATCACAAGTCTTCTGTGCTTCAATGTCATCCCCATCAACTACTAGAATCACTAGATCTTTGATCTCACACATTTTAGAATCTCCGTACTGGTGTGTTATATGTTCAATTTACACCAGTAACAGCCTCTGCTACATCTTCAACCACACTGCCAGCGGGTTCTTCCACTGCTTCTGAAACCTCAGATCCCTTGGGAACCTTTATGACTTCAGGCCGAACAATTTCAGGTGATACGACTTCGGGACGAACCTCGTATGGTTGAATCAGAGCACCGTTACCGGTAGCATAATTTTGATTATTGCTGGCCACAGGAGCATATGGCCCATTATAGGTCTGATCACCTTTCACTTTATCGAACCCGTATTTGATGGTATCTCCAATGATCCATCCAAAGCCAAGGGCAATGCCCTTATTCACAAAGTTATTGGCAAGGCCCCAACCGGGATGTTCAGCTACACGGGTAGGCAGATCTTGTTGGAAACGAGGAGCTTCTTTGAAATTCAACTCAGGAAGGAATACGACAGCACCGTTGATCTCAGTCTTTGCATATGTGATTTTCAATCCAGACTCTTTGTACATCTTAGCCTGAACCACATCACGATTCTGATACAAGGCGTGTAGCGATGTTTCGCGTGCCACGAATGAATCACTTGTGGCACCCACTGTTTGATTCACGATATTTCCAAAATCATCTACAGCGGATCTCTTGATTGGATAATATTCTGTGCGTTTAGTGCTGCATCCAATCATGGGCAGCATCGCCAACACACACGCTAAACATACTCCTTTCTTCTTGTTGAACCTCATGCCTGAACCTCACTCCATGTTTTTATGTTCTGAACCTCATTCCGATGAAAAGCAGGGGAGACACCCAACAAGGAGGTTCAGGACTTGTTGAGTGTGCTTCCCTCCCCTGCAACTGCTGAATATAGTTAAAAATGCACATTTACGCAAGAAAAATCACTGCATTAAAATGTGATGTCATATCAATATGTACAGGCACATATCATTTTCCAAATCAAAAATGCTATATATTTATTGATGTATTTTTATGGCAAAGTAGGAGTGATATTCAGAATTACAGGAGCATTCAATGGAACAGGAGGAGGGCACCACACAACTACATTACTATTATCTGAAAATTCCATTTCTGCGTTCTTCATCATATATGATTTCAGATAATAGGCCCTACACTTATCACCCGGTACATATGTGGTGCTCATAGATTCAGTGGTTTTATCTGGAGATACTGTAAAGAGTTCCCGCTTATCTTGATCATATAACTTGAATCCTGATATAATAGATTGCTGCTCTGGAGTGAATGCCGCCCATTCTACGACAAGAGTTGCCGGTAATGGAGTGGCCCTTGTCGCCAGAACTCCTTCCTGTTCAATCGTGCGCATCTTGGGATTGGCACATCCGGTCAATAAAGACAGCACAAACACGGCGAAGAGTAGACGTTTCATATTATTCTCCATTATAGCAATATTGAATTCTGGGAAACTGGCATATCCATGTAATAGTTGAAATAGGTTATCATCTGCACATTATCAGATATGCGTTTAATACTTCGTTGCCGAACTAAATCATTCTGAATAATGTAGTGGACCTCAAATAACTTGATATGCATGCTTTCGTCCATGTATACTGAATAACCAACCAACTGACCATCCACATAATTGTACTCCTTATGGTGTGTTGGATTGGAAAGTACATGGGCGCATTCATCCTCAAACATTTGAGATCCACACATTATGCCACCATCAAGCCGGAGTAATCACAGAGCACATGCCAGTGGCACCTCCAGCAAGCTGTATCACTGAAACAGTGCTGCCTTTGGGAATATTGACGATGTGGATACCAGCAGGAAGTACCAAACTACTTGTAGTTGCAGGTGCTCCAATTGCAACATGTGCGCCCACAGTCAGCGATAGAACTACACCGGTTTCAGCGATAGCTGCTGATGTGGCTGCTGCAGCACCAATAGTCAAATTTTCAAATGTGGAACTGAACTGGAAACTTCCCGGTACGATTGATCCATCCTCGTAGTAACATCCTTTCATGTTCATTCTCCAATTAGGGACGAAATACACATGGATATTTGTCCATGTGTTCCAGAATTATTTCTGGAGTCAATTCAAAATGGTTATAATTTGCATTGTTCCTGTCCAACCCCTTCCAGTACAGTTCCGTGCAAATATCTGACACCATATTACCAAATAGTTTATACCAGTGCAACACCGTAGAATTGCGTACATTCCACGACCATCTGGAATCATAATACACGTAGTCAATAGCCGTAGTATATAACGGTGGGTACACATCAAGATCATACAAATGATTTGACATTATATCCGTTGTCTTCCCGCGTGTGATCAATTCTTGATGTCGTTCTGGAGTACGTCCAGTTTCAAACAGCCGAATAGGCATTGAATGAGGATCAATAATTTGACGTTGGATTCTGAGTACGCATCCAAACAACACAGGATGGAGCATATTCGTTTCTCTATTTACTTTCATAACTACTCCTTCTTTTCATAGATCTGTTATAATTCCGACAACCAAGGCTACTTCCAACAACAGTGCTACGGATATAACTATTCTGAACCACATCAGAAGCACCCAAGCAGAGGGTGATCTTTATATCCTCGGCAATGCTCCGTCTCATGCGCGAGATTGTATTCAGTAGAATACCCATAGCAAAAATCTATCTTTCCTTTTGAATACCCTCCGACCCATACACAGCCTCCTGTCAGTCCAAGTGTGAATGGAAATGCAAATAAAGTACGCAGATATTCTCCACGTCTGATGGCTTCGGCATTGCATCTATACGTAGTTTCCAACAAATTCCCTACCTTGATATCTATTTTCATATCATTCAGGTCTTGTGGTTCTTTTACATCCGCGATGAATCCATAGGATGCTCTTGGCATTGGAGAACATGCTTGTATACACACAGACAATACCAATAAGACAAGTATGAATTTCATATAAGACTCTGAGAAACAATTATCTGAGTAGGAGGTAGTTTACTAACTACTATTCCATCCACAACCAGCACTGTATCTCCTGCAATAAATGAATCAGATCCTCCTTTAGCAATGAATCGGGAACTCCCATCAATTCCAGTTATTGTTATAGTCCCATCAGTATCCACAGCATACACTGTGCCGATAGACTTTACTTGCCTTGGCAACAAACTCAAAAAAGCTGCATATGGATTCATATCATGCCCCTACATATCGTTTTACTTCCACTGTCTGGTATACGGAAAATACACCATTGGAAGAAGCAGCATCTAAACTCACAGAAGTTGTTACACCATGCCACACATTGCTGTTTTTATCCTGAACTTGTATAAAATCACCGGGTAACAGCAATCTTGATATATTAGGAGTTTCATCATTATAATCAGCGAGGGAAAATAAACGAAGTGTGTGATTCACCCATTTTCCAGACTGTCCTAATACAGCCCTCCCACGTTCCACACACGCTTGCCAAGATGTCAAATTAGGATCAACTACATCAGGGGCGTACACACGAAAATCAGGGCCTACCCCATCACGATACAATTCTGTTACTACAATGCCCTCTGCGTTACCAGACTGTTGAACATCCGTACTCTTCTGCCCCATGACGTAAACAGCATTGTATGGCGAGGATGATTCATAATTTCTTCCTATCTCAGAAGAATACGAAACATTTACATAGTGATCAATTTCTGGAAAATAAGTATCATTTGTATCAGTCCAGTGCCATGGAGGTATATTCACAAATGGACGTATAAATAATTTCTTATCCGCTGTATTATAACAATTTGGATTCGTTATAATAAATGCACCTATAGACTCAGCCAAGGACTTGACCACTTCAATTTGGGTCTTATCTTTCCATTCAAATGTTCCGGGAGGGAATCCCCATCCTTCATACCCAAGTCCAGCAATAGAAGGAGAGAATCCAGAGAAGACACTGGACCCTACTATTGGATCAAGATAATAATACCAATCTGCGCGCCACCCTTTATCATCAACACCTAGAATAGTGCCTGTTAAGATATCCTCAATTATCTGTGCCCCAGAGGTAGGGGCAGTGCCATCAGGATCATAAATATAACTTGTATTTATATTCTGAGGAGTTCCTAACTCCATAGATGGAGAACGTCCATTCAAAGTCCATGCAGATGTAGCGAATCTTGAACTCTCCTGCCATCCTTCCACACGACAAACCCACTTCCAATTGTTTATGGAAATTTCTATATCCATAAATACATTGTCTACAGGCTTGAGCAGTTCTAAATAGGTATCGCTCTTTATCCCAATAGTAAACTGCCATAACCAACTCTGCTGATCATAACGAATACCAACAGATGTTACTTCTATTGGAATATTATCAGGAAGACGTTTCACAAGTACAGTATTCAGCATGTAATATGCCTCTTTTACGGGGGTTATATATGGATATCTGACCTCTACTTCGATGCCAGACATATAGGAATCACGCCTGCCTGATCTATTGTACTGATACCCACACCTAGTATCAGTCTGATAATTATCCAAATCAAATACTACTTCCCTACATATTCCAATCATGTCTGGATCAAACGGAAGTAATCTAAAATTGGCTTGTCCGCAAATAGGCGGAGCATAATCTTTGAAACAGAATGAAAAATAATCCTTTGGACCCCAATTATTAGTATGGCTTACATCAAATTTGCCTATGGCATTCCAATGGACATTCGTATGAAAATCCGTTTTATTTGCAGAATCTCTAGTTGGGGTAACATGATACACATCATGGGAGCTAGGCTGGTTGTAATCCACCGATAGCAGGTCAGTGACATAAGTTAGCCCTTCATATCTTTTTATAACGTGATCATCCACAATGAAAAATGACAACCATAGCGAATCTGTCATTTCATCAAGTGGGGCCAGTAACTCCACGGGGGTTACAATAAAATTATCCCTTGCGATCAGAGAATTCCAATTATTTACGTTTATTACATCTGTTGGGATGTTTGCTGGAATATTAAATGAGACAAGTTCATCCATTTTGTATGTTTCATTCCAAGCCTTAACATAGGATCTCTCTTGCGGGATACCCTCCGAATAACCACCGCCATTCAATCTAGCGGTTCCTAATGGCAAATCGTACAATTCACCACGTTTTATATTGGACATATCTCCTTTTAATATGATTAACGAATCCTTGGAGATGCAATCTGGCAATATATCCATTATGTCAGTATTGTTAAGTATCTCAACAATGCTGTCATTGGATGAAATATGTGATTCGGCTTGAAACGGAACTACTTCCGAGTATACATCTATGAAAGCATCCTTACTGGATATAAATGCAGCCTCGGTAAAGTAAAATCGTTTATTTCCAATAGTTATAATGGATGGTTTTACAATAAAACCAATGGAGGTGAGTAGTAGGCTAAAGTTGGCAGCATTGCAAGAATGCACCACCAGTAGCCTATCTACTGTAAAATCGGCAGCGTCACATGGAGGAGGTGTGTAGCTCATTTAAATCCCCGCATGTAGCATTACGAAATGATTTGTGGATCAGTGACTATAATATTGAGCGCATAGAAAATCGTACTTCTTCCGGATTCAAGTGTATTGTTGCCGATGGTTGTTTGTGCCTCTGTAACATAGCGAAGTGTCCTATCTGTTGAGCATATCAAAGCACAGTGAGAAACAACCCCCGCTGTATGCGTAATACTTCCTTGCTCTTCTGTTAATGTTAAGGAACGGCCAGTAATTCCCTCCACAGGGTCGTTATAGTCATTAACAGCGTAGTCTCCGGCAACCCGCGCACAATTTACCAATGCATAATTTTCGTGAGATTTCCATAAAACAGTACCATCAAGGAATGTTTCATCCTGCACATCACCCCATGCTGGATCTAGTACATCGGTTATCCCTGCTGTTATGCATTCATAAATGAACCCATTCGCCTCTGGGGGATGAATGAGATCTCCAACATCATATGCCGTACTGGCCTCCCTTATGGGAGGCCGTACAACATTATAGTAGGTGGATGGTTGTGCAGAGCACATCGCCTGTTCATCGCATTCTTTTATCTGATTGATTATGTAGTCTTGATATGCTTCTGGAATCCAAGCTCCCATTTTACTTCTCCTTACTGGATATTAACAAAGATAGAAATAGCACATTCAACAAAATCCAATGCCGTCTTATCTAAGATTATCCTGAAATGAATATTCTTTCCAGCAGTAACCGTGCCAACTGGTAGTATCGGAATAGATTCATCCGTACAAAGTGTCCAAGTTGTGTCTGTTGTAAGTTTACAGTATACCTTTGTTGTTGCTAGGAATGTATCCCATACATGAGCAAATGGTTCCAATACAGGGAATGTCCATTTAGTCTGAGTGATTATATCACAATATTGATAAACGGGATAATCATAACTGATCATTATGGCTTGATCTCTGTTTATCTCTATCCTGTACACATAGGGAGAAATTGTATCATCCGAATCCATAGATGCTGCAATATGGAGTTTAGTTGTGTCTTGGATAGTCTGCCCAACCAATAACCCATTGGTTTTAATCTTGTCCTTCTTCATCCTATTGTTTGGAAATTCTAATGCTTTGCTGATAGCACCCTGAATATCCACAGTATTTGCAAATCTCCACATTGCATCTGGTTCATCATAGTAGTAAAAATCACCTTCTGTTCCACCATGGACAGTAGAATCACTGGAAGCAATAGAATGAATACTTCCAGATTCATTAACCACTTTGTAAGTCTTTCCATCAATACATACCGAATACCAAATATTAAATCTGACTGGATCTACAGTAGGTGTCTCTTCCTCTATCACATCATGCATCTCCGTATAATCATTCAGTCCTCCAGAGAATGGTATGGAAATACTAGAATCCAATACATCTGTTCCATCATACCCGCCGATCAAGTACATTTTGTTCGATGTAACTACAGGAATTGCATCTAGGCGTGGCGATGGTATACTTTCAGTAGTTCCAAATACCCCCAAATTTCCATCAGAGTCAAACACTGAATAATACACTACAGTTGTTATTCCAGAATCAATAACTAATCCACCTATGACAAATATACACGTGTCAGTAACAACAACACTACTTTTCCGCAACTGCACAGGTATACTCTCTTGTGCTCTCGTCTCTACTGGTTCCCCCATAGCATCCAACCGTATACAATAGCACTCCGTTGTTTCGCATCCACCTAGTACATATATGCGCCCTCTACGTGCAAATACCACAGCGCAACTATTATCCACGGGTAGCTTGTATGTTGTATATCTATTATACACAGACAATGCACTAGAATTAAATATATACATATCCTTATTATTAACTATGTACAGCTTACCATTATAAAAACAGCTAGAATTTGAATAATAATCATATGCGAAAGATGGTTTGTACGGAGATACAATAAACATTGTCCTTATTTCAATATCTTTATAATATTGTGGAGCCCTGCTGGCATTAGCAAACGAGTGCCAATGCCAGCAAAATCTGAATGTGGTTGGTATGTCCTCTGTAACTCCAGATCCAATATAAACAGAATCTACCCATAAATCACAAAGACCGGTATCAGTATTAACAGATATATCAATTACATACTCTTTATTTGTTGTATACACAAATGGATAGTTAGTGTTTCCTATTGTAATCACATTTGACTTAGAAGAACGGAGTTGACACACCATAGCATACGTGCTTGGTTGTGCGAAGGACCACGGTTGACTTGTGGTCAGGAAGTCAACCGTTTCTGGAATCAATGCAATGTAATTTCTAGCATCCGTATTATCATCATCAAACCAGTACGTGGAATCCAAACATTTCCATTTCATACGGATAGCATATCTGGAGTTTGCTGCGGAATATATATCAGTGGTGTATGCGTTAGCTCCCTCTATACCACTGCTACTACTGGCTGTCGGCCATAATCTAATCCACCCATTAATAATCTCCACAGAACTTCCATATACATAGGTGGTAAATCCATCCAATGTGGAACCATCATTAACAAACACCACACCCCCTGCCATTCTAGAAAAACCTCCTGGAATAGCATTCTCCATACGAATCCAATCTACCCCTATATCACCATCTATTATTTTAGAATAATATATATCTGAAGTATTGGAAAGTTCTCCGTATGCATCCGAAATAAACCCACCAACAAGATACACACAGCCATTGAAAATGAATGCACGCGATTTCATAAGTGTAACCGGCAATGCACTAGAATGTACAGAAAACTGACCAACATCACCAAATTCGTCAATGGTGGCTGTGTATATACTGGTGCTGGGTCCAACAGCATCGTTCCCTCCAAATATAAATACTTTACTCCCTATGACAGCAGAAGTTCCCCCACCAAGTACATTTGGAAGCACAGTAGGAGCACTGCTCCACCCAGTTAATGCACTTGTTTGTACTGTATTAAACTTAGATTGATTATACCAAGGATCACCAATACCAGTAATTTGCTGCACATGCACATTCTTACTCTGAACCATAACTTCATAGGAATCTAATCCACCTTGATACCCCACTGAATATACATTATCTAAGACAGTGCTTCCATTATGTCCTCCAATAAAATACAATTTGGAAGATGTTATCAAGGCATTAGTGTGGAAATAAGTATTCGGACCATTATTATGTGTGGAGTATACGGATATAGGATCTTCTATTGTGTTAGATATATCTACAATATATGATCCTATGTTTGGGTTCCCTGTATCGTCTTTTCCCCCATATATATACAAATTATTTTTGGACGTAATGTAAACAGCACCTGTTAATTTCTTAGGTAATGGTATGTTGTTTGCATTCCATGGGCCAAGTTCGCCGCTACACAGAACCCTTGCCCGATATACTGCATCTGTCACACCAGAAGCTGTATCACCGCCACAGAAATAGAGGAATTCACCAACGACAAATACCCCATTCCCACTGGCAGCATAAGGAGCATTCTTTCCATAAATTGTCCAAACCCCCAATTCACCGGCATCGTTTAATTTTGCCCTATAACAAGAATCTGTGAATCCATTATCATCTTTACCGCCAAAGAGATACACACAAGAAGCATTCACAAATATGCTGGATGTACTTAGTACATCCGGAAGTGTATTCGCACATAACTCCCAAGATCCAAGTTGTCCATCATTTGCAACTATTGCTGTGTATATCTTATCACTGTATGTATTCGTTCCTGATGTGTATCCGCCAATGACATATATTCTATTAGCTGTAGTTAATACGGCAAAGTCTTCAAGTGCCACTGGAAGTGCATTTTCTGTAACCCATGTGGTAATTGATCCACTTGAATCCAGAACAGAGGAATAAACTGACACGATAGAAGTACTTCCATTATTACCTCCAATGGAAAATACCTTACCGCGAATAGAACAAATTCCATTCTTGTGTATATTCAACGGAAATGCTCCGTCTACAGTCCATCCTAATATGGCACCTGACTGAGATGCATTAAATTTCTGATGACTATGTGGATTAGCATTCTGGTATGTGTATATATCGTTTGTAATACGCTTAAATCCATAAACATCCTCTGTGTAGTCATTCTTGCCACCGGAAAATGGAATTGAATAAATTTTACATGATGGGGCCGCATATTTTACCGTAGGATTCACATAGTAAATCCTACTAGATGTTATAGCAAAGGAGCCGCCATTCATAGTTGACGGCATAGCAATGCCGGTATTGGTCATATATCCGGGAACTACTTCATCATCAACTATGCCAACAGAATGTAATGCCAGAGGGCTTATACACGTTGATTCTGACTCATATATTGGTGAAAAATAGGCATTATCTCCGGCCCGAAAAGTGCTAAAAAGAATATTTGTAGTGTTTTGTGTGTCTAGTCTTGTTGGGTACTCTCTAAAATTTTCAATTATTCCAGTAGATCTATCAATAACAGCCTCTCTAAATGTTCTGCTATTTATGAATGAGGGAGACGTTACTGAACCTACATATGAAGGACCACACGCCAAATAAAAATTGCGATTAGTCTTAACTATGTTATCTCCTCTGTGTTTTCCAATTGGAAAACCCAGTTTTCTTGAAGAAAACTTCATTTCAGATAATGTGTAGTCTTCCAGTATCTTAAAGTATCCTATGTATGTATCATATGAACTTATCCATGGGATATAATATATATATCCATTAAATTCAAATAACAGAGATGAAGATCCTGAAGCAGTACCCAATGGTTGTATTAGTGTAGGATTGGCTAAATCACCATTATCTTTAATATCATACCTATACAAACCTCTCGCATCTGAAACACCCTCAATATCCCCAAATAGGTATACATAAGGGCCTATTACCATTGGAGCACACGACGAAAATGGATAAAACTCACCTTCTGAAAGAGATACGGATGAAAGCTCAGACCATCCTCCTAAGTCACCATTTGCGTCTATTGTCGATCTGTGTACTGTGCGGATAGCTGTGTTAGTATGATTATATCCAAATGCGTACATATAATTTTTTACTAGACATACCCCATAAAATTGTATATCGGATGGAGTAGTTCCATACTGTGTAAATGCACCAGCCACCAGATTAAAATTATTAGGTTGATGGTTCCACGGGTTAGAATTTCCATTATACAGGTATGGAGGCTCCTCATTGTCTACCATCCTACAATCAGAAATCAACTCACCGCTCAGAGAAGCATCCGCACATTTGACATCTACGCTTATTACCCCTGTGTATGTTGGCGTATCACACAGCGTACTAGAGTACACCTCCAATAAATCATAATAATCCAGTACACGATCATGGAATTTTATTCCACTAAGTTTATGTATAAGTCTGTACGAATCACCTCTATTCATCCCCACAAATAATGTGCTACTGCCATAATTATAATAAGGCTGATAGTAGTAAGTTGCACTCCATGCACGATAAATACAATGATCATATAGTATGGCTGCCGCTGTCCAAGTTGTGCCTTTATGCAAAGTTCCTTTGGCTACCTGTAGTGTATTCCACCCACCAACAGCAGGTTGCACATTTATATTACTGGATACACCGTTATCATTAATCAGGTATGCTAGATATGTCCCGGTTGTACTTATACTAAATGCCGTTGCTGAATTAGCAACCCCAAATACGGGGTTGCCAGAGTATGTGCTAGATATACTTAAAGAATTGGTATTAAATTCATAATACCCATCAAATACTAGACTGAAATCAACACAGACCTTGGTTCGTAGTATTGAGTTCTCCAAATTTATACTGCAAGTTGAGTATCCATCAAATTTTAAAGACCCATGGGGATCTAACTGTGGACCAGAATCTTGAGTAATTGACTTATAATTTAAAGCGTGCCCACTCCTAGCAGATCCAAATTCATATCTGCATATATCATTTCCTGTGTATGTGCCATTAGTACCTGTAAGAGCGGTAAAGAATTCAGATAGGTCACTGTCCTCTATGCCACAGCTATCAGAAAGCCGTAAGCATAAGGGAACATTATGTACAAATGAATCAACTGTGCCAGCTGGAATTGTGAACAAAACTGTTCCCACACCATCAAAGGAATATGTACCAAGAGTGTCATCTAAAGATTTTCCTATAAGTTTCAAGGACTCTCCAGATATACTAGATTCTAAAAATAATATCTCAGAGATACTACCATCCATATACCCTGAATCGGCAGCATCCCTGCCTATATACATAGGTGTGTTGTATCCAGAGTTTATTTTTTTACCAGATCCAGCCGCTACATCAGAATTTATATAATTATGAATGGCCTTGATAGAATCTATAGCGGCTTCCCCATTATACATAAATCCAGTGATGTTCCAAGCCCCTGCTGTTATAGTGGGAGAATCTATTTGTCCAATGATGGTATTATCAGAATCGAATAAAGAAAAATGTAATTTAGCATCTGCCCCTAACTCAATATTAATCTGACGATTTGTCATAGAATCTGTAGATATATCTATAATAGTGCATGGATTTAATGTATCTATAGAGTATACTAAAATAATAGAACACTTATCCATGCTTTCAATTACAGGATATGGAACTTGCACATACTCATCCACTCCATTAAGATTGAAGTATGTGCCATATTCTCCGGATGCAAAATTGCTAGAATCTACACCAAAAAATGTTCCATCCAGTTTTCCATGAGCACTGTCCAATAACACAGACGGTAAATTTGCGTGATACGCTGCTATCCCATGTGTCCCCCAAACTTCCCTAGCGTTATTAGTGCCACTTAGTCCACATAAGGTACTTCTACGGATTTCTGCCTTAATAACTGTATCCTCGAAAGGGGAAACAATAGGAACATTCACCCAAACCACTGCAGAATTAGTATCAAAATCGTAGGAAACAACTTCCGCATTCACCTCTGCCCCATTTATAGAATACGTTATAGCATCGAATGGGTTTGTGCTCTTATATTCTAATGTATTTTTTTCTGCTATAACTATATCGTACACTTCTCCTATGAAGAATTCTTTATTCCCCGTAGTTCCTGATACTGGAGACCCTGTTATAGCAGCACCAACAGACTCGTGGCCAGTGCTATTGGAAATAGTTAAACTATTTACCTTAGTATCCAACAGCGTGTCAAATTCATCATAGAGGTATACATTTCCATCGGTCATTACAAATTTATATATGACGCCAACTATACAAACAGGGGTAAGTACCACGGATGTCAATGTACCTGAATTCCTAGAATATAAAACTACATTCCCTGTTGTATTCAAGCCTACAGCAAGTCCGGTAGTATTATTCCCAGATTTCCATATACACTGAACAGCCCCGATGGAATTTGGAATAAATTTTATGTAAATATCAATATTGGATTCATCAAAAACATTACTGGTGGCATCTACCGTGGTTATGTTATCTCCGCGCCATAGGAAACTATTTGCAGATCCATCAAATACTATTCTGTTATTGTAATATTTTATTCCAGAAATAGATACATATTGGTAATCTCTAGCCAATTTATTCCCTAGATTACCGTTACACATAGGCATATCTAGTATAAGATTTTGTTGATGTGCATTAGTTATAAGACCAAGTTTAGTTGCCAATCCATACTTGTCACCATCTGCTGTTGCTGCCATTGCTCCAGGAGTTTGCAGCGCATCCACATCAACGTCAATTTCACACAGACCTGCATTTCTATCATTGCCGCATGCGCCTTCCAGAGAAATACTCTTATGCACTGACTCTATGTTGTTTATTTTAGTTGTTGGTGCATAGTACAATAAGGAAGAATCATTTGGATTTATTTTTGAAAATTCAGATATAGATAATGCCCTATCAAACACATGAACAGATTGAATATATTGGGTAGGTAGATCTGAAACATCTGTATGAGCACCTGGAATAATTTCTAATATGGGTTTCGGATTACCATAAACAGAAGTGGATAAGTTCCTAGTAAATAGTAGTGTACCATCCACATAGAATGAATGTGCCCCATTATTTACAATGATTACCAACTGCGAATTGCCCCATGCGTACTGAGAAGATCCAAGATAGGCTCCGTTATTTGAGTATGTGGAATAGTCACCATAGTAAAATATGGCATATATATAATAGTTAGTTATGTATACCAGCAAATGGTCAGATATACGTAATATTGTAGCACGCGCACTACCTGACCACCTACTAAACGACCCATTTACTACTATTGTTCGCGCTGCCCCTGTTCTTGGGACAATCACACCTGTATTAAAATACGCAGAATCTCCAGCAGCAGCTTGTGCTGATCTTAATCTATTTCCCTGATACAAAGAGGAATACTTACCAGAGTATCCTTGTGTGTACGACTTAACTGATCCGATTCCTTCTGCAAAATCATATGCTGCTAATAATGATCCATCTAAGAATGGATCATTATTTAACAGTGACCCATTCTTTGGAACCTTAACTGACCTACCATCAGTAGATATGTTGTACCGGCTAGTTCTACTTGTAGAATTGTATGCATGTCCTATGTTATTTTTACATTTCCTTGGAATAGGCAGTACTGTATTGTCTTTTTTAATCCTGCCATCTTTTAATGTAGTAAATTCCCACTCATCTGGAATATATCTATACAAATTCTCATGGGACACTCTGTAATTAAAATTACAAAGGCTTGCATTTTTCTTATATATTAACGGAATATGCAACGCTAAATCATACCGTTCTGCATCTTCCAAACGGTCTGTGAATTCAGGACCATGTTCAGTTTCTTCCACACATAGAGACATACGATCATAAGATTCAGCAAAGTGTGTTCCAGTTTCATCTACTCTGGTAAGTAACAGGGATTCATCTGGGACAGTGGCATGCCTTATAGTATAATCACCATTATCTTCCCACACATAGGAGGATAATAATTCACCATCAAATTTATTGTATAATAGTAAGATTTGTCTCCCTGTACCCGGATCAGCATTTATATGTCCGCTGATTTTTCCTTTATACAGCGCATTTTCAAATCGCTCACCAACAAAATCAAAAAGAATACGAGTATCACCAAACATTACGGAACCCCTTTCCTATTTTAATTGCAACTGTGCAGGCATATTCAGCGGTGGTGCCCGCATATGTAAAATTCGCAGAAAGTGAACTAAAGCCTGCATATGAATATAAGAATAACAAACTTCCACCATCGTTAGTTGGCATTTCCCATGGAAATCTATCTAATGACAATGGGATTGATATGTTTCGACTTAAAGATACTAAATTCAGGCCAGGATACATTCCAATAGCACAATTATATGCAGAATCGTTGTATATTATGTTACTTAAACTATAAACCCCATTAATTGTATTCTTACCCAACAAAGGTGGTACTCCAATAGACATATAATTTGGAGTCAAATATGTAGCCCCTCTGGTTTTCAACGGATTGCGCAATAAAAAATAACACATATTTCCATTAGCACCGCCAGCAACATTACTAATCATTGATGTAGAATTCGGATACATAAGAGAGAAATTGAATTTGTTTGACACGTCAAACAAATTCATAGCCCCCACATACTCATTCGTAAAAAATAAATAGTACCCTTTTGCTGCTGCAGTGGAGAAATAAAAGCCAGCTTCATCCCCTGCTATTATCCACGGTATTAATTCCCCTGTATTATATGGATATGCATACATACATTTATGTATGTATGCGTTTGCACCATCTGGTTTTTTTTCAACTCCATTATCTATGTCATACATAGAACTATAAACATGCATGTATGCATATCTATCTGATACATCATGTATCCTAATAAATGGACGGACATACCCCATATAACTAGGACGAAATACTACTTTATCTGTCCCATTATAAAAAACACCTTCCCACCCCAAAGAAGCAGTGGAGCCATACCCATTAACTAAAACAGCCTGCAATACAGCGCACAATGATGAAGTATTAGCCCGTAACTGAGGAGCACCCTCATCCGTGCTCTTAAATATCCTACTTGTTCCAAAAGCCATATCAACACCTCTCAGGCCGAATCGCCACGCATCTGAAATTCATAAGAATCCGCCGGTAATGTAGGCGGTGCTTGTAATGTAGTCCTCACAAATGAGAATGGATAATTTGCGGCATCTGTATTAAAACGTATGCAGTTACCAGCAGACCACCCCAATCCAAAACCATCCTCATGCATCTGCCAATAAACCTCACCGGTCAAAGGGTTTTCCACTGACACTATGCCATTTACCCATCCAGTTTTAGACACACCGGATGCAAGTACACCGAGATGCTCCCCAACTATATCGAATGTAGTAGATGTTACAAATCGGATCATCCATCTCTCTTTCACTGCACCATTATTTTTAACAGTTATGGGAAAATTCACAAAATCATACTTCGCTAAAGGCTGACTTCCAATCAGATCATCAGACCATGTACCAGTCCATGACGATTGAACAAATTCATTATACGCCCTAGCTTGCAAATCACCACAAGGAAGAACAGATGAAACCATGGTTTCATTGGCAGGGTAGTCATGTGTTAATGGATTTGTTATTCCAATATGCCCAGTAATCTGTACATCTGATGCAAGGGCCATGTCCTCTATGCGATGCAATGCGTAGAAAGGCTGCGTATATCCGACAAAGTTTGCGGTAGGTGCGAAAGTAACAGTCCCTGCGGTGAGGTCAACAGAATAGTTAGCAGAAAGTCCATTCATTTCTGGATAATACAACCCGGTCGAATCATACACCTCAATTAAATCCAATCCCTGCCTTGTGAGATTGTATGCTTCTCCGGCTACAGCAGGATTTGGAAGATTCTGCTTTATTGTATGATGAATCAAAACAATGTAACCGTCCCTGAATATTGGAACACGCCCATCCATAGGAAGCCGTACTGGATCAAGACCCAAAAGGTCAGCGTCCAAAGGAAGATATGTTGTTACAACGCAGTTGATCAGTACAGTAGATGCCCGTACAGAATATGGCTTCCATACTTTACCAGTTCCTGTATCTTTCTCTGCTCCTGCATACCACTCTGGCCAGTCTTCCTCGGGTAAACCCGACCACGTGTCAGTCAACCATGTACCAAAGGCTACACGCGCCACGCCGGTGCTAAAGTCAATCTTGCCGAGTACTCCATCGCCAATGATATCTCCAGTGAAATTACTTACCCCTTGAATAACAGCTCCTGTACCAAGGGTAGCGCGTATACTGAGTGAACCGGGAACCAAAGGTGCTCCCGGTGTACGGAATACCATTAATTGCACTGGATCAATAGCAGTGGTTCCGACACAGGACTTGACAGAAATGGTACGCCCGACCACGTTAATATCAGTGATTGTGGCAATTCTATTAATGTAGTCCACTGTTCCACATTCTAAGCCAGACCCAGACACACCATTAATTGAATGGAATAATTTTCCATTGCCCATATCTCTGATCCAGTAACTTCCGCACAAGAATCCAAGAGAACCGGGTATAATTTCAAGGTTAGAATTACGTTTAATGTAAAATCGTTTTGGAATATTCGTGTAGTAGCTCGCTGTATTAGCTCCATCCGTGCAACGATACCAGCATTTAATAATCCCATCTGTAGGCCAAATAGACGCAGCGGGACGGTAATCAATGGAGTGGAATACAAATTCACGAAGCTCTACATGATTTTCGTCAAAGAGTCCTGTTTTTCTCCAAATGTACCGTGTGATCGGAAAAGTTCCTTTCCGATCTGGCATCAAATGAACTTCGCCTGTTATGTAGTTCAGAGTGGACGGAATCCAGTTAGTTGTGCCATCGTTGCGTTCATTCTCGAAGACCCCTAGTGTGTCATCAAAGAAAATATGCGTGGGATCAATATGTCTGCGCATACCAGAAGTTCCATCGTACTCTTCTTGATCGGTATGCCATTCAATTTTAAACGTACCGGGAACAATAGGAGTATTAGTGAGATAAAAAGTAACACGCCCAGTTTGCTCACGAATTGGATTAAATTCTTCGGCATACGTGTCTCCATAAGAATAGCGAATCCAAAAACTTTCAGCAGAATTTGGAGATACCATCACCGCAGTAACTTTGAATTCTACATCACCTGTAGCGTATGCAATCTTACCTACTTTTGTCGCTGTTACTCCCCAGACCTCTTCAACCTTTGTGCCTATAACAATATTGCCCTCTCCATCATCCATTACGGCAGATGTGTCAGAGGCCCACGAACAAATGAAGGTATTACGGGCAACACCCTCATCCATTGTTTTGAACTTGTATTCCAATGGAATAACATCGCCCGCCAGATCGTAGTACGGTGCATTTTTAGCCCAGAAGAGCATGACCATACTTCCAGCGTCAGGCATTGCACCAAACGTCAAGGATACAGAACCAGTGATAAAATTCACCTGTCCTGATCCAATAGAAATATCTCCACCCCGCAATGCACCATCACCGCGATCTTTTAGTGAATACCACTTCCCTCCAGAGAGGTAGTCAACACGCAATGTGCCTCTTTTCGGAATAGGATCACAATTGTAAGTGTACACAAATCCACGGTTATTCACTTCAATCTGAATACCGCCTGTACAAGCAACTTCTGTAGGCTCGCAGGCAGGGATGTACGTTGCCGTTCCTGTGCCAGTCAGATTCCCACTGATGTTAGTAAAAATAATTATCCCGGTGGAATATGTAACAGATCCAACGATGGTGCCTGAATTGAGTATATTCCCTGCCCCGTCATCGCTCAAGGTTATACCGCCAGCCCATTCAAAGGAGCCGGGCAGAATGCCTTCACCAAGATATAACTTAGAATTAGTGGTGATATTGTAGGCTAACTGCCGACTTACTTTGACGGATACATTTGGAACAAATGTAACTTCTCCATCTACCTCAGTAGAACCAGAAACATTGCTATTGAACACAATATCTCCAGTCTCATAATCAATTGATCCTACGACTATAGCCCCACCTTGATATACTACACCATTGTTATCTGTGTAGGTATATCCACCCCACACCCCGCTAAGTGTTGTTGGTACTATAGCTTTTCCAAGCTCCAATGTGCTCTTATCCGCAAAGATGAATGTATAATTTACAGTTATTGGATCAGTGGTGGATATTACTTCATTCGTCTGCACCATTGGATTTACAGCTTGGCCCACTCCTGCATCGGTTATGGCAGTTTGCGATTGCGCCGATGGAACGAGCGGAGCATTGATTGAATCTACCCTTATTTGTAATTCACCTGTACTGGCCGCTTCTTTGAGTGCTGCTACTCCATAGTAGCGTGAAGCATCGGCAGCAACCGTTGTGTATATGCGGCACTCTTGATTGGTATTTCCATAGTTTACGCCAGCACCCTCCCAAAATATCTCCTCTCCGATGAAATCATAGATAAGGGCTTCTCCGATATCCAATGTTATAATCTTTTTGAAATATGTAACATTGGAATTGTATATGAACTCTTTTATCTCTTCGGATACGCCAGTGACCCGTACAAACTGTTCTTTTTGCCCTGCTGTTCCCTCACCAGATAGAAGCACAATTACTTCACCTACCTCTGGGGCAGATGTGCTCTTGTGTGTATGTAAGCTGAGTTTCTTGGTTCCAAGTGGGTGGTTGCCCCACAATGCTGCCTGATACAGAGGTCCACGTACAAGATATGATTCAATACGAGCACGCGCTTCTTTCCGGGTATCAAACCAATCTTCAGTGGAGAAAAAACAAACCGATACATTTGGATCATCTGCATTCTTGGTTAATGCTGCATGTGCTCCATAATAGGTTTGTTGTCCTACTGTCTGTACTGCAAGAAATGCTTTACGAATACTTACACGGCCATAGACACGATCAAGTCGAGAAATATCAGGGAAAAGCTCATTGATGGCCCCAGATATAACTTCTGCGCTTGTCCCGCCTATCATCTGCCCGCCGCCCTGTGTTGTATCGTCAAGGCGTTGCGATTTCATCAACTTGATGTCACTTTTATTAAGATCAGCCATGTTATGCTCCGTAAGGAATTGTTTCCATAAGTTTGATAGAGTTTATTATGTAATATGCACCTTCCTCATACTGATCCCAATGCAAGATGCGTTTTATGTCTACGGCAGGAGCTTCAAAATGACGAAACATAACATTATGCGAAAACAGAACTGGATATGGATAAACTGAACTCAAAAATTGCAACTTCATAACAAGACCGGGAGTATTGGCCATATTGAGCAATTTCAATCCAACATCCCTTGTAATCCACGCCATGTTATCCAAACCAACTAACGTGATTGTCCTGCCCTTCTGTCGCACTCCTTCTTGAATCAGCAAAGCCCCGGTCAAGCTATATTCAGTGGACTGCGCCACTGCATTCCATGTCAGTTCGTCAGCCCATTGTAGATCTTTTGGAAGAGACACAGAGAACACGGACTGTGGTGCTTCTGAATATAATTTATAGTAATAATCATCATAAACAACCATCATCAACTCCTCAATTTTGCCATGTTCAATGCCTCAATGAAGCCCTCAACTGTCATCTGATTCCCTGTCAATTCCCCAATATTCGATCCATTATATGTCAGATCAAGAGCATGCACTACTTTAGACATAGATGAACTCAAACTGGATTCGGTAACAGCACCACCATTACTAAATGCAGGAATCTGCAGATTATTTATAGCATCCAAGAAAGGTACTCCGAGTGCCTTTACTGCTGATTCTCTTATAATATACTCGTAAGGAGACAGCTTTGCAAGAATGGAGTCTGTTCCGCGTTTAGCCCCACGTACAAATGGAACAAGACCACCTGTATTAAAGCGCAGTATGCCTTTTCCAAGACGCTTCAATAATTCCTCTATGGACATGCCAAACTTTTGCACAGATACTGAATCAGCTACGCCCGAAGTAGTAGCATTAGCTGCACCTGCTTTCCCACCAGACATACTGGTTGTATTTGCGGAATAGTCATCCTTCATCTTTCCAAGATTTTCGGACAATTTCCGCTTTGCTTCCTCCAATGCCTTTGCCGCATCAGTCTTTACTTGTGCAACTTCATCTTTATTTGTTTTCAGTGCTTCCCCTACTGCTTCTTCATACTGTACCTTGTATGCATCCAAATCAGTTTTCAATGATAAATCTGCTGCTTCTGTCTCTTCTTTGTACTGTGTATCTGCCTCTGTACGGCTCTCATTATATGCACGATCCCTGCGGAACACAGCCAGTTCTTTATCTTCCAAATACCGAGATCTGGATAGATCAGAATCCTCTTTGTCCTTAGCGAAAGCGACCGTGATTTCCCCCAGCTTCTTATCATGTTCTACTTCCGGGGTATTCTTTTTCAGGTCATCATACTTCTCTTGCGCTTCCTTCAATGGCTTCTCATACTCTGATTTCCATTTTGCAAGAGTCTCTGCTACCGCTTTCTCATCAGGCGGTCCCCATATGGCACGCGATCCTCCCGGACCTAATATGTCGTATGCATTACCATTGCCCACTATGTTGCCGTCCCAAACACGCCGATAGGTGGTTCGTGGCTTTGGTTCTTTGCTATGGAAATCTCTGATCAATGTCTCTATATCTATTTTATCAGAAACGCCATCCCACGACATGTACCATCCAGTTCTTGAAGCAAGCTGCTTCCTGTACGCAGCGACCTTCTCTTTGAGTTCGGCTAGTTTTATTTCAGCTTCACTTAAATCAGCAGCATGATCATCCTTGGAACTAGCAAGTTCCTCATCCAATTCAACGACTGATTTATTAAAATCCTCTATCTTTTCACGTTGCTCTTTAGCATAATCAAATTCATCACGCGCATACCCGCGATTGTCATCCTCTACCTGCTCCTTGTAATCTCGTTCCCCTGATTCATTGTCTTCAAGGTACGCGGCATCGCGTTCTTCCTTCTCAGTCTTATGTCCTGTCTTGCGCTCTTCTACTTGTGTCTCATACTCATCTTTGAGTTCCTTGAGCTTAGATGCGAGACTCTCTGCAAGATTAATAAGATCCTGCTTTTCTTTTTCTAAAATGGCGGCTATTTCATCATTGCCTGCTGCCTTGGCCGCATTTATCTGCGTATTATACTGAAGTGTGAGTTTATTTAACTCAGCCTGTGACATGACCGCCGATGTATCAATCTTTCCACCAGCAGCAAACCCACCTACTGCATCAGTATAACTTTTGGTCATTGCGGACAGTGCATTGATTCCAATAGGATCAGTTATACCCTCAGCCACCTTATTGATCTCAGAATGGACATTGAATGCGCCAACATTTATATTCACTCCAGATCCAAGACCAAGCATCTCAAACAGCTTCTTCTTTGCCAGTGACATCACCTGTCCGCCCTTAGCAAAATACTGAACAGCATCGCCAACCAATCCACCGTTAGCAAATTGTGGAACAAGGTCTTTTGGGAACTGCAGACTATTAACCATGTGCATGAAACGTACACCATACTTCTTAACAGCCGCAGAGCGATGGACAAATTCATCCTTCATCAACATAGCAGGAACATCATCTTTCGTTCCAGATCCAGTAGTGATGAGTCTATTGGATAGACGCTTAAAGACAGATCCGCCATCAGCATATGCCTGAATATGCCCACCTGTAGCAAGAGCTACAAGACCACCTCCTGCTTTATTCGTCACATAATTTGTAGTCACAGTGATGGTCTTGTCCCGCAAATTATCTATAGCAGTCTTCAGTGCTGCAAGTCTATCCATGCCATACACTTCTGCTGTGACCGTTACGGTCTTGTCTACTATCTTGGCAAGAACCTCTTGCAGCGCATTAACTTGTTCTTGTCCAACAACTGTGGCACTTACTGCTATATTTATAGACTTCTCAGCCTTATCAATAGCCTCCAATGTGTCAATGACCTCTTTACTGCCCTTCACCTCAAAATCTACGGACACTTTTTTATTCTTCAGTTCTTCCAACTTCGTGATAACTGCATCCAACTCAGTGGTAGATTTGACATCTACCTCAACTGCTGGCATATCCTTCGTCTTTGCCGCAACATCATCCAGTGCACTGTCCACCCCTGAAGTATCTGCATCAATTGGAATGCTCGTTTCTACATCCTTTATTTTTGCAGATACAGCATCGACACTGGCCTCAGCCTTGGATGTATTCGCATCAACATCCAATGTGGCTTCTTCATCCTCAATCTTCTTAGCTTCGTCAACAGCTTCAGTGATCTTCTCTTTGCCCGTAACATCAACTGTCATTGGGGCTAACGGTTCATTGAGTTTGTCCTTCTCTGCCTGAATCTCGGCCAAGGACTGCTTTACACCTGCTGGTTGTAATGTTGGAACAATCGGCTCCTCAACTGTGCTTCTGAAGGTATCCGTTAATCCTTTGAGATTATCAAGTCCCTGTATGACATGTTCGGTGGAAAAACCTAACTCAAATGGATTACTCTTTATATCATCCGACAATCCTTTTATCTCATTCCCAAACTGATCAACAAGTTTTGTGGATTCAATCCACGTGGAACCCCTACTACCAAGAGTATCAAGCTCAACAACAAGTCCACCCACGGCATTAGCCGCCTCTACAATCTTTTGCTGATAGTCCCTAAACGTATCAGAGGGGAGGGTTCCCATTGAGTTAAGCGTATTGATCATATCCTGAATACGTTGCTGTGGAGTAACATCAGAAGCAATGGCAAACAACTCAGCAAATTTATTCTTTATTTCTTCCACGTTTGCAGAAGAGTCAGGAGGAAGAAGAATCACACCATCAGCCTTCGTGATAAGGGACTCATACTCCTGCTGCAGACTCTGGATACTGCTTACAGCCTCTGCAGTATTGGATTTAACAGTGGTGTTTACCTCACTAGGTATTTCCTTAGCTGGATCATACGAATTTGGATCACGATTAACTTTTATGTTTACACCATCTCCAAATATCTCAAGTAACTGTCCATATTGATCACGGACAACCTGTACAGCCTGTCCGCCAATATTCTCAATAGTAGAGACAGCACCTTCACCAAACTTGGCAGTGATGGATGGGTCAATGGCACGTTCCTGTGCTGCTTGGACATTGCTCCAAGCCACAGTCCCGTCAGCTTCTATACGTTTGAACATACCACCAACAGCTTCACCACCCTTAGCAGCCCCATCTACTATGGAACTGCCAAGCTGCTGTCCTACTTCAGTAGCTGCCTGCTTAGCCTCACCAAGATCACCGACAATCTGTCCTGTACCTGTGTCACTCTTTGTGGTCTGTTTGCCGCCAGAAACCTGTGCAGTTCCCTTGGGAGCAACCTTCCCTGTAGTGGATGCGGTCTTTCCATACCCTTTTGACGCAGGTGGTGTCGCCGCTAAAGTTGTATCCCCTCCACCAGAGGCTTTGCCCATAGATTCAAGGATAGACTTCCATATTGCATCTTTCTCTTGCAGCTTTCCAAGCTCTTTATCCAGTTTTTGTAGGGCTTCTGTATCCAAGTCAGCTTGCTTCTTCTTCTCCGCTGTATAATCTTCCAGTACTTTTGTCTTTGCGTCTGTGCCTTCACGTTCAGCCTTGGCAATCTTATCGGTGGCATCTGCTTCAGCTTCTTTCTGCTTAGTGAGAAGTTCGGAATCCTTAATTTTCTTCTCTACATTTGCAGCTTTAACAAGTTCCTGTTCCGCTTTTTTGACCCCATTAATAGCTTCGTTGTCATTTTTACGTTCAGCAACAAGATCGCTGTACTGTTGGATCAATTGCTTTCCAGCTTCTAGTTTTCCACGATCATTTTCCTTCTCGGCCTGCGCAATGAGTTTTACACCCTCAGCGTATTTCTTTGCAGCTATGCGCTCATTGTCCTGTTCCTTTTCTCTGTCAGACATACTGCGTTGTCTGATCTTGTCAATCTTATCAATGGTAGTAGAATTTATTCCACGGATAGCATCAGCCGTAGCTTTCTCGTTCTCTACACGTTCTTTGTTTATATCCTCACGCTTCTTTTCAAGATCCAACTCTATATCATATCGCTTATCTGCAAGATCCTTATTGATGCGTTTTATGTCTGTGGATAATTTGTCTTCCGCTGCTTTTCGTTTTGTCGCAATATCCTTTGCTGCTTTTGCAATCTTTCCATCTTTGCCAACATACTCTGCAATCTCTTCCTCAGTCTTACGGTGCTTTCTGGTATACTCTTCAAGATTCTTGCTCTTGAATTCCAGAAGATCAGCATCCAACGCTTTCATCTTATTGTTTACTTCTTCAACTGCATCAACGTCTACACCGGCTTCGGAGGTCTGCAATTCTATCTTTTGTCCTTCAAGAGTAGCCTTGCGTTTCTCAAAATATTCGACAGCAGTAGCGTAACGCTGCTTCTCAGCCTCTTCCATGGTGAGCGTGCCCGCTGCTTCAGATACAGCTATCTCATGCAGCTTGACCTGCTCCATTTTCTGGATATCAGCCAACTCTCTGTCACGGATTTTCTGTGCATCTTCCCTTGCACGCTCTGCCATGTCGATAGTATTCTGTGCAATAAACTCATTGGATTTTATATTTGCATTTTCCAAATCCTTCAAGGCATCCAAATATTCCTTATTGTCAGGACGATATCCACGCGCATTCAAATCAGCAACGTGTTGTTCCGCCAATTTAATCATCTTGGCATAATGTGCCTTCTGGATATTGAATTGAATATCCTGATACTGGCGATCAGTGGTTTTCCCCTGTGCATGCCGCAACGATTCTACAGCAAGAAGTTGTGCGTTAAACTTCTCATGTTGTGTGATCTCAGCATCCTGCACTTTTTTCAATTCGGTATAACGCATATCCTGAATAGCAGCTAATTTCTTAGCCTCAGCCTCAGCGACCTTGGCTTGTGAATCATCCATGGTTGCTTTTGCTTTATCAAATTCAGGATCTCCTTTCTTTGCAGATGCTGCTATTTTTGTATATGCATCCTCTGCTTCTGCTGCAATCTGTTTCCACTTCAGTTCCTCAGATGCAAGGATTCTGATATTGGATTCAACTTGACTGATCTCATTCCGCGTAGCTTGATTTTGGATACTGGCAGTATACTTGGTGTAGTAACTTTCCAATTCTTCGTGGAATGCTTTCTGCCGTGCAAGGATCTCCTTTGGTTCATATACAGTGGTGACTGCTTTATCTATTGCCTGTTTGAATGTTGTCAATGCTGTGGCATTTGCAGAAGCTAATGCTGTAGAGCCTGCTCTGAACTTGTCCTTATTCAACTCTATAGTCTTGTTATATGCACTCTCTGCAAGGCGGATGCTATTCAACGAGTGCGCAGCTTCATCATCATATATCCTTTTATTCAGATCTTTACGCTGCTCCTCCAGCTGCTTCAAAGATTCCAATTGCTTGATCTGCGCCTGTGATTGTTTCCCAGAATCACCGCCAGCAGCTTGCAACTCGGCCTTATATGTATCCTCAATGGCTTTTTTCTTCTGGGCTATTGCAAATCGCTCTCTCTCGTATCCGGCCAGTCGTACTGCCGCCGCCTGCTGCTCCTTTTCACCTGTAGTGACAATCTGATCTTTATACTGTCCATAAATACCCATCAACTTCTTTACAGCATCTTCAGCGTTTTCTATGCCTTTATAATCTTTTGTCCAAACATCAATGCCAGAAGTATCTGCATCTTGCATCTGCTTGAACATAGAGACAACACCATCTAATGCAGCCTTTGATAAATCTGCCCCTTTTCCAAGCTGTTCGATCATTTCTACTGGATGTGATAATGTAACCCCATTCACCTCCATGAGATTGCGTAATACACCAGCGGACTGCTCACTCCATGTTCCATACATTGCCTTCAGACGTTTTTCCTGCGCGGTAATAGGCACGCCCATCTTCTCAATATAATCGCCCATTTCTTTGAAGGACAATTTTCCCTCTGAAACAGACTTCGCAATAGTATCACCCAGCTTTACTCGTTTCCAATTATCGCCCAACTTGGCTGTGAAATCCTCAAACATTTCCAACTGCCCCTCTCTCCAAAACATCAGAGAATTCGCAGCGGAGTTGAGCATATGCTTGGAAAAGATACCAAGAGTATCAAACACACCCTTGGTAGAGTCTAAGAAACGGGAACCAAAATCAGTACCTTCCAACATACTGTCAACTGATATATTTGCGGCCTCTGCCAACTTGGCAGATTGTAGCCCCTTCATCTTCTGTTGGTATGCCTCAACAGCAGCACCACCATCAATGAATTTTCCATTTAGCACATCAATGGAATTTGCTGCCTGCAATGACTCCGCTGCCAAAAATGGCATGTCCTTAGCAGACGCAAGTAACTCATCTCTGAAGGATTTTATGCTTGATTTAAACTCAGTGCTGCCCTCTTCCATATTGGCAGTGGCTTCCTTGAATGACTTAATCCGTTCTGCAATATCTGCAAATTTGTCAGAGGACTTGACTGCCTCTGTCATTTCTTTTCCATAATTTCTAGCGGACGAAATAAAAATGGCAAGTGCTCCTGCCGCTGCCAATGCTGCCAATGCTACTGGATTAAATGCCACTCCCATTATAGTAATAGCAGAAGTCATTCCGGTAGACGCCAACATGGCAGTTTGAAATCCAGCGATGAGTGGCTTTAATGCATTCGCAAATCCCAGAACCAATGTCGTTGATCCAAGCCATTTTATACCAACAAGAGTAACACCAAGTGCTCCCAACGTAGCAGCTAGTGCAGCGGCGCTAATAATCAAACGACCAAATGCGGTGTCAATCATAGCAGTTGTTGCTGTTGCAAGCACACGTCCAATATCAATGAGTACCCGCAATGGTCCCGTAACGCCATTCTCACCAAGTGCAATTCCAAGTAATTCCACACGTGACTTCAAATTCTTGAAAGATGCCCCAAGTCCCTCCATCTGTGTTGCTGCCATGGCTGCGGCAGTTCCTGATTTTCCAATAACGCCCAGCATCTGATCAAACTCACCAACATTCCGAGTCAACGCGAGGACAGCAGAAGATCCCCGTTTTCCAAATAGATCCAATGCATGCTGTGCATCACCGACAATCGGACTCAAATTCCGAATGACCTCTGTGAACGGGGTAATTCGTGGATCAAGCTGCTCTATCGCAATACCTGCCTCAGTTGCTGCTCTCTGCAGATCCTCAGAGGGGGAAAGCAGCAAGGAGAACACATTCCGCAGACCAGTACCAATCGTGGATGCCTTCTGTCCGCTGTTGGCAAGCAAACTCATACTTGCAGCAACTTCATTGAATGATATATTGGCATCAGCCGCAACCGGGCCAATGTAGTTGAATGCCGTTTTCAGACGATCTACATCCAACTTGGAAAGGTTTATCGCGTTAGCCAGTGTATCTACAGCCTGTGCTGTATTTCTCGCATCAATATCAAAAACAGTCATTACTGAAGTGGTCAGATCCACAGCAGAGGCCATATCAGACAATGTTCCAGTAGCCAGATCAGAAATAGACTTGATCATCTTAATGGAATCTGCTGCTGAATAACCTGCCTGCGCAATAACTGTCAGGCCCTGCGCCACTTCTCCGGCAGAGAATCTTGTATCTTTAGCAAGGGTCTTGATGGTATCAGACATTTTGGATACTTCCAAACCGGTAGCTCCAGAAATAGCCTGCAAATCCTTCAAGGACTGATCAAAATTGATAATATTTGGAATAATCTGCATTAAAGAGTCACGTAATCCATTGATAAAATCAGAGATTACCCTGTACTGCACGAACGTACTCATCTTTGCTTTGAATTTATCCCAAACCGTACCAGCCTCAGCTACGGCTCTGGAAGTAGTCCCCATCTGCGAAGCCAGTTTTGCATTATGTTGCGCCTGCGCTATGAGAACCTTGGATACTTTATCCACCTGCTGTGCAAATGCTGAAAAATCCATCAGCTTACCATTAGCCGAAAGGTCAGCTATGGCCTTATTCATCTCAATCAGCTTATCTTTAAAATCTGATACCTTAATGTTTGTTATCTTTTCCAATCCAATAGCAAATTGTAGCAGATTGGGGATATGCATATCCTTGGTAAATTTTTGGATCACCGGCACAAGTGCCGTGAGTCCCGCTGTAGCAACACCAATATCTATAGTTTTGAATTTTCTAAGACCATCCGCCAACTGCTCAATGTTTGGAATCTTTACACTATCCAGCCGCTTTACAACAGTGACAAGTTCATTGATATTAGTGATTGTGGCCTGTGGAACAGCAATGGCACCAGTAAGACGCACCATACCGTCCGCAATCTTCTTCATGTCGATATTGACATTCAGTCCACTGAAACTACGGAGCACATGCCCAAGAGATGACAGCCGCTGAGTAACAAGATCCATACGCAGTGTATCTTTTGCCAATTCCTGCATGCCTTTGGAAAACTGTCCAAAGTTAGGAAGGGTGCCACTCATCTTCATAAGTGGTTTTAGAGCATCAGCAAAAGGCTGCAAATCTGGAATATTCTTGATTTCGGCAAGAGTTTTGAATCCAGAAGCAATCTGGCCAAAATTTGGAAGTTTTATATCCTTGAATGCGCCTAATGCATCAGCAAAAGGCTGCAAATTTGGAATATTGGTCTTCAACTCCGCAAGAGTCTTGAATCCAGAAGCAATTTGTCCAAAATTCGGAAGTTTTATATTTGCGAAATGTGCCAGTTCATCAGCAAACTTCTTCAAGCTGATACTGGTAGCATCTTCCTTGAACATGTTGTTCAGGGATTTAAATCCATTTGCAATCTGGCTAAAATTGGGAAGTTTAATGCCCTGAAGAGACATCAATTCCCGCCTAATAAGGGAAAGGCTCTTCTCAGAATGATCTAAACCACTCAGTGATTTAAATGCATTGGCAATTTGTCCGAAATTCGGGAGTGTGATCTTCTCTAAAGATTGCAACTCACGTTTGATAAGAGAGAGACTTGTCTGGGAATAATCCAACTCACTGAGTATCTTAAACCCATTCGCCAGTTGTGAAAAATTTGGAAGTTTTATATTCTGGAGAGAACGCAGTTCTTTCCCAATAGTCTTGAGGCTGGTCCCACCCTCTTTCGTAGACAACGCATACAGAGTCTCAAACCCTTTTGCAAGTTGTCCCAAGTTTGGAAGTGAAATACCAGCAAACTGGTCCAGTTCACTTTTGAATTTGGATAAATCAGGGATCTTATTCTTTCCTTTGCCCCCAAGGATCGTTATAAAACCCTCAAATCCCTTGGATATAGCAAGAAGGTTAGGAAGTGTTCCTACTTCTGCCAGCTTTTTAAGCTCATCTGCAAATGGCTTCAGATCAGGAATATTTCCTTTGATCTTATCAAGACTTGTGAAGCCCTTGGCCAGTCCGTCAAGATTGGGGATCTTGACAGCACCAAGTTTAGCGATATCTGTTACAAGATTTGAAAACGACTTAGGCACCACTATCGCATTGATAGAAGTGCCTATGCCTGAAATACTGCTTTTTACATCAGTTACGAGTTTCTGTATGGAAGTGATAGTTTCTGATAGACCCTGTAACTTCTCATCAAATTTTCCAGTGATGTCTATCTCAACTTTCAATGTGCGTGTTTGTTGCGTGGCCATTTCTTATCTCGCTCCAGATATTGCGTTTGCGAACCTCTTCCATTCAGACTCAAGATCATCCTGTGTAAGCTCTCCGGGCTTCCGGACAGTATTGGATGACAGTAGCTGCAACTCCTTCTGCATATCCCTCATATGGGATTCATACCCCTTATGGTTGAGATGCGTAGAAAGCCAGCTTGATGAGAATTGGCCTATTCTGTCCCGTTCCTCCTTTACAAGAACCGCTTTCAGGAATATTCCAATCTCATTTAGTGTATAACTTTGAATGCTTAACCAAGAGTGGCCATGCGAGATTAGCATTTGGAATGCTAATTCTATTCCACCAAACTCGTCTTTTCGAGGCCCTTGAACATCTCGGTTAAGCGTTGCGAGTTTTTTAGGAGCACGTCCTTGGATTTGATGTTGATCTCAATCACAGCAGAGAGGAGATCCACAAGTACTTCGATGGGGAGTTCCACCAAGTCTTCCTGTGCAATGCCGGTTGCATTTTCCAGGACTTCAGGGAAATTACTCAGAATGATGGAAACGAGTTTTACGAGGGATTCGTTGCTCTGATAGTTTGTCCAGTTGATACCGGCTTCAGAGAACTTGTCGGTCATTGCATTGACCTTGGAGATGAGTTCAATCCACTGAATCAATGCCAATGGGCGGATGGTGACTTCTTCATCACCAATGGAAACCTGCGAAACAGAGAAAAGGCTGGAAATAGTTTCGGGTTTGAGTCTGCGTACCTTGCGTGCCATGGTTGTTTCCTTCTTCTTTGGTTGATACTGAAGAGTGGAGCCACATGCAGTGGCTCCACTCTTATTCCATCTTTCTTACTACATACTGCGCTGATTGTTAATCCATGATGATAGACATGTAGGGCGAATTCGGATGCCCAGACTCGTCTTTCAGAACCTCACCAGAGAATCCGAGGGTAGACCAGTCATCACCGATCATGGAAGTGTCACCAGACGGAGTGAGCGATACACGCCAGATCTGAACCTCAAGCTGCTTGCCTGCCGGATTGTCAGAAACGAAGCGCAGCATACCCTCAACCTGAGTATTCTTGAATGCGCGAACCTCCTTGTAGACGGTTTCTGCATAAGAATAGTCCACATGTACAACAGTGCCGTCAGTGATCGTACTCCCTACCGGGAAGTAGACGCGACCAATAGCATCATCTTTCAGGGTGGTATCGAGCAGGTAATCCGTACCATTGATATAAGTGGTAGTACCTGCCACATTGGTGACAACGACATCAGACACAGCACGCTTGGCCAGAGCCACACGTTTGCCCTGATAAGCAACAACGGCCTCATTGGAAGCAGTCCCGGCAGTCTGGGTGACAGATACAATGTCCGCCATGGACAGCAAGGCGAGGTTATCTGCACTGATCTCGTCCAGAGTAAACGTACAAGAAGGGGTCATCTGCGAAATGACCAGTTTATCCTTCGCTTTCAGACCACCACGCGAACTGAAATGCTCCAGTTTTTCAATGGCGATGTTGAACGAGAAAGCAGGGGCGTTGCCAAGATCACGCTCACCAGAATACAGACCGGTGGACATATTCTTGCGGTTGAAGTAAACGATGCCTTTTCCGAGAGTGTAGTTTTCGGCTCCCATGAGTAAATCTCCTGTTAAATTGTACCGTCATCGGTATAACTGAGTCCCAAAATAAGTCTAATTCCTTCCACATCCGGCAATCCATAGCCAGATGGTCCTTCTGTGCGGAGTTCTGATAGCATTGTCATCCCATCAGGAGATCCATTCTCCAATCTAACAGGCCATGGATCAACCAACACGACTGCACGCAAATCGTTGTACCTCTGATATATGCTAACTGCGGGATCTGCCAAGTGGATGATCTCCAGAGCAACTTCCATAATGCGTTTTTGTGGATAACCAGTAGCGTTTCGTGCTGATTTTTCCACAATCTCATCAATCCCATCGAACACCAGTAGTGCTACCAAATCTTCTTTGAGGATTGGAGTGCGCACATTATGCCTGAAGGTCTTTATCCCCAGAGCAGTCTTTGCCGCAGCAATGCGTCTTTTGATTTCTGCTAATGCAAGTACACGTTTTTTCATAACGACTCCATGACCGCAATAGCGACTGCTTCCACTAATTTATCCTGATTGCGCGTTGCACGTTCTGAATCAGTGTCAAACAGAACAGGATCAATGATTCCTCCCACTACATGCTTCTCAGGCTGTGTACGGCCACCAGCCCACACACGTCCATTCGCATATATCAACTTTCCAGAGTTCGACGTGGCACCATCAGCTACAGTAGCATCGTCACGTGGCCAGTACCAAGGAGGTCCACCAAGTTCTGCCCCTGTATCCAAATAGTAACCATAGTTTGTCCCTGAATTGGTGATGATGAATTTGTATCCACCGCCGCGAGTAATGGTTGAGTGTCGAAGCACTTGCCAGCCAGCAGCAAACTGACCTGAATCTTTTGGAGATCGCAATTTCAGATCATCCGCAATGCTGGCAACAGCAGGAGTTACCCTTGTGTAAATGTTGACATTCAATCGTTTGCGGGATTCGAGAATGCGCTGTCCAAATTTATCCAGTTTCATCAGAGGATTCCTCTTACCAGAAGTGTGTACAGCGCACCTGCCGCATCCACATCAAACGCCTTTACCTCAAATGCATCAGTACCATCAAGAATACGATCTCCATTCTGAACTTCAAATGAGACATCCACTCCTTTCAGGTAGCAAAGTTTATCCAAAGGTTGAATCAAATGATAGAACGAGAGGCGGGTGACATCAATCCCTGTCGTAGAAATGATCAATGCATCCATTGGCACAGCAGTTACCACCGGGGCGGTGAATCCATCATCTGCTGTCTTCACATAAGAAACCCCGCGCACAAGGCTTTTGAACACCTTGAATATCGTTACCGGGATCTTCTGGAAAGTATCTTTCAGTGCCATTATGCTCGTTCCAACCAAACCACGCTAATACCGCTGCCCCGGATGTAGTCGCGTAGTGATTCTTTCACTCTGTCGGGCACTGGTGATTTCGCAGCGGGGCGGATACCCTGTGCTGTTTTGATTACCAGTGGACCTGCCTGTACATGTGCAAGACCTGCAAGATCATCATCCAACGAACGATCCTCGGCCAGTACTGCCAATGCCATTTCAAAAGTGGCAACTTTTACTGCTTTTGGAATAATTGTACTGCTCACTTCGTATCCGCTACTCAGCGTCACTTCAACTCTTGGCCACTCCATGGCCTGTTCAGCATCAGCTTTGTAGCCTTTGAACTTCAAGTACCAGTCCAGCATACGAGAAGCAGTGATCAAGGCTTGCTCTTTTGGAACGGATACACTCCAATCTTCAGAATGTATCCGATCCAAGAAGTATGCGTCAGCCTCTTCCACTGTGACATATGAGTTGGCAGTGTATCCGCCAATCGTAGCGTCAAGTGCCATGGCAGTTAATTACTCTTCTTCTTGATGGTGATCTTCCGGGGAGTATCCGTCTCAACAGGCTCCTGCTGATCGGCCTCTTTCTCACCAGTATCCGCTTGTTCGGCTTCTGCCTTGACGGGAGTGGGAACGGCTTCCTTTTTCTGGGGAGTCTTGCTCCAACCGGTAGCGAGCATAGGTTCGATCTGCTCAGGAAGTATAGTAACCTCTACGCCTTCGGCGTTATACATGATCATGTCAAATCTCCTTTTCAGAATTCTTGGAATAACTGCTGTCTATTAATACTCGGCCAGCAGAGTCACGTGACGCGGATCAAGCATGAACGCGCCGCACATGAAGTCCATGGAGAAGGTGGTCTTCTTCGTGTTGATATCATATGCCTTGACGATACGAACATTGATACCGTTTGCAGAAGCAATACCAGCAGACTCGGACTCAGGCAGATCCAGCATCGGGAATGCAACACCAAGTGCCTTGTCATCGAAGATGGCACCATGGTAGATCAGGGACTCGCCAGAACCAATGACGGTGACAGCGGCGTTGTCCGGAATGATCTCAGTGATCGGATCAACCAGATCCACGGACGTGGCAGCGGTGAGATCTGCAATGGCAGTCTTGACGATAAGCGGACGACGAACACCAGCAATGCGCAGCCGGTCGCCAGCGGCAAAAGCCGTACCAGCCCCAGTGGTGTCAATAGTCAGAGTGGTAGCACCAATCTGATTGTTGGTATTGCCACCAGTACCATTGTTGGTAGCGGCAGTGCCGTCACCAGCAGTATGTCCAACCACGTTGGTCGGGAATGCGATGGATGCAAACCAGTCCATACCCATGGTACGGCCAAGGCGACCGGTGTTCAGGGTGTCAACACCTTCCTGTCCACGGGTCTGGGCTTGGTTGAACCAAGTCTGGCCAAGCAGTTTTGCTTCCAGATCGTGATCAACGAGGCTGTAACGATTCATGGACAACTGCTGGATGATAGCCGCTTTCCGGGCGAGAGCAACATCAGCAGCGGAAGCGAGCAGATCATCGGACACATACAGACCAGCGGCCTGAAGGATCTTGGTGCCCAGATAGGTATCACAACGCTCTGCCAGCGCATACATAGAAGGACGCAGAACCTGCTCGGAGAAGCTGTCCAGATCCAGAGCAAGCTCTTTCGCAGTCAGTTCAACAGAGATGTCAAAGTGCTTCTCAATGGTCAGCGGGCGGGTGGACGAACGAATACTCTGGGTAGCAATGGTGGTCTGAAACTCATCGACGTTGTACTCGCCATGAGTCCGGAAGGTCACAGTGTCCCCAACTTTCCAGCCACTGGCGCGGGTGGTGAACTCCGCAGTCTTGTCCATAGCGCACAGTGGCGCAATAACAAGGGAGTCTTCGAGGTGGAGCAGTGCTTCCTGTGCAATTTTGGATGGATGTTCCCAGATGTTTGCCATTGTTAAATCTCCTACTACGGTTTGGATGGTTATGTACCGCCCAACAAGATTTAACAACTAGAGGGTCGGTACAGATTACGCTTCACTGTCTCGACCCTCTAGGTCAGCAAACTACTGTGCCGCTCCACTGGAGCGATTTTCTTTTATATTAAATATAACTGGAAGAAATTGCAAGCAAAAAAATTATTTCCCCCGGCCCTTACTCAACTTCGAGCGCAAACGCCGATACTCTTTCGTGTCTCCACGATCAGCAGCGGCATTCATGGCACGTTCCAGATCATCAAGATCACCGCCGCCAGAATCAAATCGGGCAGACTCGGACTCAGGCCAGAAATGAGGCGCGGTCGATTTCAATCCGTCAATCCACAGAGTGGGAGTAAGGATCTTCTCATCCGCATTCTTGAGCAGCTTTCCACGACCATCGCGTGCTTCCACTGTAGCATTGTCCTCACTCAGAGAAAATACACGCATACCTCGCATGACAACATCCGGAAGAGCTTCAGGGCGAATCTTTGCGCCGAGTGCAGCATCCCGCAAGGTATCTTCGATCATCTTGCTCTTGAACATCTCTTCATACTTGGCACGTCCCGTGCGCTCCTGCTCCAAGGTGGAAGACAACTCACCTACCTTGGCCTCATAATCAGAACGCAACGTACTGACCCGTTTCTCAATAACTTCATCGAGACGACCTTCCCGAATGAGTCGAATATCCTCATTTTCGGTAACAAGGCGTAGTGCCTCCAATGCCTCTTCCGGATCTTTGATCCCTTTGAACCGCTCTTGCATCTTTTTCTTTTCTGCAAGCAGTTCGTCATTCTTGGATTTCAGCCCAGTAGTGGCCTCTGCAATCTTGGTGTCGATCTGCTTCTTCCAAGTAGACTCAAGTTCACTCTTGTTCTTCTCGTACTCAGCGATTGCCAATGCCCGTTGTTCTTCGTCTGCGATAAATGAAAAATCCATGATAATCTCCTCTGGAGAAAGTAAAGGTTTGCTCTCTGAGCATTATTTGTTTTGCTGTCCTTCTACATCTTCGATAACTTCTTTGGATACATCGACATTTTTTGGTGTACCTCCTGCGTTTACATCATCACCCTCCTTTCCATCTTCATTTTCATTTTCGGATTTGCCATCCAAGGTCTTACTCAATTTCAACTGCTTCTTGAGTTTTTCATTCTCTTTGATCAGTTCCACATACTCTTCATAAGAAATGGTCTGATCCAGCAGTCCGGAAGAAATCAAGTACTTGTGTACGATTGGCAACGGGTATACTCCAATAGTGAACCCTTCCACTAATTCGCGCATTATAGTAGCATCCGGAATACCGAATGTCAATGACGATGGTGCGTCTATAATGACATCTTCCTCATTATATCCTGCCCACTTACACATGAGCACCACTGACTTCCTGATAGCATTCAGTGCAGAAAGGTATATAGAATATATAGAAGATGACTGCGTAGCCTGTCGAATACGAAGTGCTTCTGCTGCTTCCACACCCTTGCGAGAATCAAGAATAGCAACACCGTGCCGAATAGCCTCCTCATATAAATCGTCAATATGCCCCTTGATATGCTGCAATGCTGCTGTGTCTGTCATGGTATAGAACACACGGGCCTGCGCGTCTGGGAGAACGATCATAACCGAAGATCCAACCACGTTCGGGGTGTTCTCATCATTGTCTGCTCCAGTAATGCACAGTGTTGGATTGCAGGATAGGAACTCACTGTTTGCCAAGTCAGCTTCTTTCCTATAAATCTGGATTGAACAATTGGCTACAGGAATGAGCGGGATTGGTTGGATGTCCGGACTATTACTGATGCTTCCAGCAATTGAGATGGGCAGTTGATCCAAAATTTTTCCCATGTACTTTGGCTTAACAGTCTCTTCCTTCAGCAAATGAGAGTCTTCGTCATACGTCTGCACCGTGTACTTCCCTCCAGCATCCAACATCATGGCACGGTATACTTTATGCGAAGAATGTGAGAAGATGTCTTCATCATCGAATACCTTCTGCTCCAACACAGCGAGGGCAATGCTCTTCTCATCATTAATAACAGACGATTTCCAGTTGATAAGATCTTCTGCGCGATACTGTACTATGCGAAACTCCCGTGTGTTTGGCATGATATCAACAACAAGTGGAACCCGACCTGTCTGAAAGATCTCAACAATAACATCCAAGAACAACTGTTGGATATTACGCCCATCCTTAGTGGCATTTTTGTGCAAGTACTCCAATTCCTTTGGGAAATTGAATTCTGGCATCTTGGTGATAATTACTCCAAGAACACCAGACAATGCGTAGGAACAAATCAGTGGAAAATGAGCACGTTCCTTGTATGCATTGTAGGCATCGGCATACTCATTTTTCATACCAGACGGACGGGGGAGGTATGTTTCACCCTCATCCTTGATAGCAGCTTCACCTTTCATACATGTGCGCATCTTCTTCCATTCTCTAAGACGTGTCTCATAGTCCGGATGAGTAGTGTGTGCTGCCTGTGCTTTTAAGTCAGTGCCGGTAACTTTCATATGCCTACCTTTCCTCTTTTCATTGTTGTTTTTTTCCTACTTAACAGGTAACGGGTACTATCACCGCAGTGATCCTCACCGGTCGTATCAACATCATCAGGATTTTTTGCATCTCTTTGCAGTTGTGGAATTGTCCGTATATGATGAACTGCATTTGGGAAGAAATACAAATGTGGTTGCTCCATATTTCCTTTCTTTGCGGCTTCCAGCATTGTCCGAATCAATGCCCATCCAGCTTTACGTGACCCCGGCCCTTTATAGCTGCGCTGCCAGTACAGTTTGTGCTTACCCATATTTGCCCCGATAGAAGTACCATCAGCAACATTCCAGATTGAATTATCAGCAGGTCCAATCTTTACCTTTATTCCTGCATAATTATTCATAAATGGATCGTATGTCCTGTGCATGCGCTCCAATTGCTTATCTAGGGTAAGTGTTCTTTTTGCTATGGTTGCAGTGGTTGCCATATCTCCTTTATTTGGCTCTCCATTCCATCCATAAATTTCGTCGATTATTATAACACTACCCTTGGGTATATGTATAGGACAATTTTCTGGCTGATCTCCGTTACATGTGGCCCCATATGTTACACTCCAAGGACGTGAAGAACCCCAGTCAAAACTACGCTGTACCTTCCACGTATAAGGAATAATGAATGGATCAAGAACATGGATCTTGGTATTCCACACATCGGAGAAAAATCCACCAATGACAAGATCCCATGATGCCTGTACCCATGCTTTGCGAAGCATCTCATTATTCTCAGTCATGGATATGAGCTTTGCTTTGTAATGCGGATCAGCTTCAAGCAAGGACTTGTTATCTTCAAGATCAACAAATATATGAGTGCGTGTCATCCCATCTTTGTCTGTGTACACACGCCGCTCTTTCACTGTATTGATGAACCGATCCTTAACCCACTGGTGGCCGGGACCACTGGGGTTACAGGTAGCTCTGTACTTGCTGACGATCTTTGGATTTGATGAACGGTTACAGGACATCAGTTTCAAGTACACATCAGGCACAGGATGGTTCGTCAACTCCTCCCATCCAATCCAAGGATACTCATGCCCATGGTACTGATCATAGTCATCTATGACACGGGCATAGTTAAACCAAAAAGTCTCACCATCAGGAAAAGTCCAAATGGATTTCTGTTCATTGAACTTGGCACCGGGAAATAAGCGAGGGAACCATTTTTTGGATTTCGCAATAACGTCCTTTAACTCAGTGGTTGCCTCACGAAGCAGCAATCCTCGATAATCTGCTCCGTAACCAACACCAACTCCCTTGGCAAAATCCATCAGCAGTGTATCTGTATTATGTGTGACCACGAAATCATCTGTAAGGTATGTATGGTCAGCAGAATCTAAAGAAATACACTGCATATTCACATAACGATCTGTTTCAATGATATCAATTATGGATACATAGTCCTGATTCTGATCAGTCTTTTTGTTTTGCAGGAATTTCAACTTGTGAGGAGTTTTTACAATCTGTTTGTCCGTGTTGATGTATAGTCGGAATACCTTTCCACGTGTGCAGGTGCTTCCTTTTATATTGTGTTCCTCACCTTCTCTATTGTCTATAGACTTCCTACATCGTATCCCAAGGCTGCGTAGAATCCATGCCATGTCGTCAATAAGCTGTTCGCTGGTATTGGTAAACTCACCATGCCCACTTTTCAGAATATGCCCATCTGTATCCATTAACCCTTGAATCAATTCAAGTCGCTGCTGGGTAGAACTGAACTTGTAGATTGAGGGAATGAATTTCTGCTTACATGCAATATCTAGCCCCAATTGACGAATGTAAAACGATAATTCATTGCGCACCCTATACACATTCGTAAGGTGTTTGTCCTTTCCATTCACAGAAGTGATTGTATAGTTATTATTTGTGCTCGAATCATACTTTATTTCAAAGTTTGGCAGATGCTTCTTGAAGTAGTCAAGGATGAATTCATCATCAGTTGCTATCTTTGGGGTTAGTGTGGTCAAGGTTCCATTGCCAAGTAAGCATCCCAGTATGTAAGGATCTATCGGCAAGGACTTCTTCATAAACTTGACAGGTTTGCAGTTCGGTACTTTGAACTTGTACTCTGGGCCTTTAGGTTTATCATATTTGATGCCCTGTTGGAGCATGTCTTTGACAGACAGTACCTTGTGCTGTTTCTGTATGTTGCGAACACTCCAAAGATGATCATCGCTGCAGCGCACCTGTCTACCATCTTGTAAAACAACAACGAATACCTGCTTCTTCTCCCGTTGAGGGAACACCCCATTAACACGATGGAGCAGACCATCTCCCCCGTAAACGAGATCTCCTACTTTGATGTCCCCCATTGTGGTATCTCTTTCTGAAGAAAACAACGCAGAATCAATAGGTTGCGCTTTCCCACCGCCACGGTTGCCCCAGAATAGGGCTTCCCAAACAGGACATTTCAATGCCCGTTCTTGTCCTCCGGGCCAAGGTTTCCAAATTACTTGTAATCGCCTAGACATAATTCTACCGCTTTGAGTTTTGACACATCATCAATACGGAGAACTCCCGCATAGTCATTTATGCGCTCTCTGTATTCTATCTTCTTTGGTTTCCAAGTAGCCTTTTTCTTTGGCTTCTCTTCGGAGTTTTTTCTGTGGGCCGCATATGCATGTACCATATGCATATTGGCGATATGGCTGGTCCTGCGTTCTTTGTCAGTGAACCATTTCCTGCATTTACAGTTCTTGTTTCTGGATCTTACTTTATTGCGAATCCATCTCTTGTTTTCTTCCTCGGTTTTCTTTCGGCAGTTTCTTCGTGCAATGATACCGGTTGGTGTAATAGACGGAAAATAGTACCGCTTGAAAGCAGTGCGAAAAACACGAAAAAGCCAGACACCATCAATGAGCAATATTTCTTCGTTATTCCATGTCGATGATAGTATCATTCTTTTTCTCCGAATCAGCTTGGATATTTTCTCTTTCCCATTCCTCTACAGAAACATCAGAAGGGATTAAAAGAACACCATGCACAGCAGTGCTGAAGGATTTACTCTCTACCTTGTCAGAGTACCCCAGTTTGTTCATGGTGATATATTTATAGAGCGGTGTGTTGAATCGGTCATTCAATAGATTCCTGCTCCCTACACGAAGGAAGTGAGCTTCGTACATAGTCTTGCCAATGGCATAGGCAGTATTGAATTCTTTTATATCTGCTGCCCATTTTATAACTGTATCCAAAGCTACTCCAAATTCAGCAGCAATTTCTACATCAGACATCCCATCTCTGGCCAGTTCAATAAATCTCAGAGGATGATAAGCAGGATCAAATATAGTATTCACTCCATGAGGATACTGGGAAAACGGAATCGGATCTAATCCCTGTGCAGGACGTAATCCTCCATGATGAATACATAGTGTGCCTTTTCCGGATGCATAGCTTTTACAGCGTTCTCCATTTTCCTTAATAAAAGCACAACGCTTTTTCTTGAAACGGACTTTGTGCTTCCTAATAGGAACTGCTTCACGTTCATATACAGGTTTTAGTTTCCGTACAGGCGCAGGGATCTCGGGGATCTCTTCCTGTGCAGTATGCCGGGGGATATTCCGGACGGGAGTTTTTGCATGTTTTCTGAATTTCATATATTCCTCCTAATCTCTTTGGACAGTATTAAGGATTTTCTTATATCTTGCAGCATCTCTCTGATCCATAATAGACTGGATCATCCTTTGCGTAATAAGTTTGGATAATCCCTTGATACTCAATCCTTTATCCCGATCCACTCTCTTCTGGACAAAGGGCAAAACAAAATTCCGGGCTTCCTTAAAAATCGTATTATAATCTCCATCGTTCATTTTCATCGGATAATGCATAATAAACCACAAGGCCACAATCTGATCCTGAACAGAAATAGAACTCTGTCTCCTCCCTACCTTAATATAGAATGTCATCTCGCCCCCTATAGCAGAATCTGAATACTAGAATAGTTGAACCCGAAGTGCTATGATAATACATCTCCAATATAGAAGTCAATTCCTTTCTATTGAACGGACCATCTCTACATAAATCCTATAACAGCATAAAATCCTATAACTGAGTTTTTGAATTTTTTAAAATTGGAATTCACTTTTTTGAATTCTCAGAAATTGCCCCCTCAAAAAGATATAGGAAAAGATATGCAAAAAGATATGCAAAAAGATATAACTTTTATTTTTAAAAAAATCCGCACAGGATTTGAACCTAGTTATCCAATACAATTTTAAGAGGGGAATAATTTATCAGAAAGTTATAACTTTCTTAAGATATAATTTTTACATCGTACAGTATGGGTACATTGGCAGTACAGTCGGCTTATATGCATACATAAGTATTTAAAAGACGTTTTTTATATTTTCTACATTTGTATACACATCTGCATACATAAGTATTTAAAAGACGTTTTTTATATTTGCGACAACTTTGGGATATACGGCCCCCCGGGGTCGCCTGCAATGGGGTGCGGCACGGCGAGGCGTGGCACGTCACTATTGCAAGAATTGTGCCTCTTTCCACTATTCAAAATTTGTGCCTGTTATATCCATCCATTTTCTATACCAGTTTCATTCATACAAATATCGTGCCGCTTTCCATTCGCGCTGTCGTTTTTCCTTCTCTTGCCACTATTGCAAAAAACATTCCTGTCCTATGGAACAAGAAAAAATTGTTTGTCAATGTCCTTTTTTTGACAGCGTATTTTTCTCGTTTTCAATGTTTTGACATACCTTTAAAACGAACAGAATCGGCCTGTATTGCTTTTCCTTGCCTGTGTGGGCCATGGTATCAAAAAGTTTTTTCTGTTGAATACAGACGAAATGCAATAAAATCAATTAGTTATAACTTTTTGAATGATTATATATAGTTATAGGCTATTTTTAAGAATCCTTTCCATTAAGGTATAAATAAAATTGATATAGAAAAAAGCTAATTATATCAATAAGATATAAGAAAAAACGATAATGTTTATCGTGTTTCAATGTTATATCTTTTTTATGTAATCATATCAGCAAGTTATAAGAAAAAAGAAAAAAAGATACTGAAAAGCTAAAAAAGTATTTCCATTCCTGAAAAATATGTTATTCTGTCCTTGAATTTAGATAGTTTTTTAGCTGGTTCGCTGGTCCTGCCAATAGTGGCAAGGTAGAGCGGTCAGCACACAAGCGCACAAGCGCAAGGGGAAATGAACATGAACACAAACACAAACACCACACCCGCAAACGTACCGGCCGCAATCGTAACAGCTAACACCGACAAGAAAGCACGGCGGACTAGAAAGAAAGATATTCCTTCTATCGTTCCTGCTCCGGTCGTTCCTGCTCCGGTCGTTCCTGTTCTCACACCCGAGGAAGAAAGACGCCAGCGAATTAAAGCACTTGAAAATAGCAGGAAGACGGCGCGGGCTGTTTTCGCGATAGAAGTAATGTCGCTTGCCAACCAATTTGACAGCGCACAGATACAGGCGAGTGCCTGTATCGACAAGGCGATTGCATTGTTTAACCTTGATATGTCCGCCGATAGCAAGGAGACAATCGCGGCGGAAATGCAAAAGATTTATTTCAAGTTAGACAGTTGGCCTGTAAATAAGACAGGGAAAAAACCTGTCACTGTCGCGGCCATTCTTTCCCCTGCGGGGAAATGGGGAAAGAAAGAAATTACAAAGAATGGCATGACGGTGCCGGTGTACTTCATTGAAGACGATACCTATTGTAAAGTGGTTCCTGTGTCGCTTGTGCGAATGGTGAACGCAATACAGAAGCGATTCTATAAGACCGCTCCGGCGACTGAAGAAATAACAGAATATCGGTTCACGTCTGAAGATTATAATAACCTTTGGGCAATGGTGTCAGAATTGACGAACAAGGAAGAAAAAGAGCGTGTACAGAATACGTTACTTTTGGCCGAGGAAAAAACCGTCAAGCGGGCGGCCAAGAAATAATCCGCTCGCAAGGTGGGCAAGGGGAAAAAATCTTTCCCCTTGCTCCTTTCTTTCATCCTGTCGGGCAGTAGTCGGGCAGGATGAAACAAGGGAAAAATCACCTTTCCCCTGCTCTTTGAAAATTGTTTTCCCCTTTGCCTTGCTGGTTATATCTTTCCCGCGCTGTTCATCGGCGGAAAGATATTGATCCTATAACCAGCCGGGATTGTTCAAGAAAATTTGTTCACGGTGAATGAAACGGCTAGAGCAAAAGTAAAGCGGATTCATTCATGATGAATGAAACGGCAAAGGGGAAAAACGAGAAAGTGAACAATGCAAAGCGAAAAGAAAAACGGTCGGCATGTTCGGCCGAATTACTTTTTGTTGTCTGCGTTATATCTGTGCGCATACGTTATATGCGATTTATTCGAGCAGAATTTATTCACGGTGAATAAAAAATAT